TCGGCAACAATTGTTAATTCTGGTACTTCGGGTTCAGCAATTTTTGATTTTACAATTCCCCGTGGCGATACTGGTGCTACTGGAGCCACGGGAGCCACAGGAGCCACTGGTAGCGCGGCAACCATAACAGTTGGAACCGTAACAACAGGAGCGGCAGGAACTTCAGCAACAGTTACAAATTCGGGAACCACAGGAGCGGCGGTTTTTGATTTTCAAATTCCTCAAGGTGTTTCTGGAGACCCAACCCCAACTGGTTCTGTAATAACTTTTGCTGGTTCTACTTCTCCAACTGGCTGGCTTTTGTGTGATGGAACCGCTGTTGATAGAACAACTTATGCTTCACTGTTTGCTGTAGTTGGAACAACTTATGGAGCAGGTAATGGAACAACAACTTTTAACATTCCAAACTTGCAAGATAGGTTTGCTATTGGAAAAAGTGGCACTAGGGCTTTAGGTACAACTGGTGGAGCGTCTACATACACCTTAACGGTAAGTAATATTCCTCAACACTCACATTCTATTGACCACGACCATGCTTCATTTACTTCTGGCGCTGGCAGTGCTCACGGTCACACAGACACATTAGCGGCGCCCGCTCACACGCACACTACAAACATTACTCACGGTCACGGAGATAGTTTAGCCGCTCCTGCTCATACGCATACAACTAATATTGCTCACGGTCACGCTGATACTTTTGCGACTGCGGCTGATTCTCACGACCACGAAACCAATACCATTGGTGATAACGCATCATTTCTGTCTGGTTCTGGACAAAACTATCGTTACACTGGCACACCTTCTACTCTTGCGACTGATTCTGATTCACACAGTCACACGATTACTGGTGGGGTTACTGCCCTCGGTACTACAAACGTAACTTCAACTGGAGCAAGCGATACTGCGCTAACTGGCGCGGTTACTGCCCTTGGCGATACTGCTACGGCTTCAAGCGGTGCAAGTGCAACTGCCCTAACAGGCTCAATTAATAATGAATCCGCTCATACGCACTCAATAGATGTTCCTGCTCTTACTGGAACTTCTGGAAACTATGGAACAGCATCTCCAACCGCAGTTGACATTATTCCACCGTATCTATCACTCAACTACATAATAAAGGTATAAATAAAATGAAAATAACAGTAAAAAATCCAATTGATAATTCTGATATAGAGGTTGAACTAAACGTAACTACCAGTTTGTCAACTTTTGAAAATGGAAGCATGATGCTTTCTGTGCATGGTCGTGGTGAAGTAATGTTAAATGAAATAATTATTGATGAAGTAATTACTGAGAGTTAAATCAAAAGATTTAATTTTTGAGGGCAAATGGAAATTATTTTAATGGTTGGTGCCGTAGTCGGCGCCATTTTAGTTGTTTTTGGTGGCGTTGTTTCTATTTATCGCCTTGTAAGGCGCATAGATAACTCAATTGGGCTAGACCAAGATGGTCGCACGGTTACTGACCGAATGGGCAGAGTTGAGCACCAATTATGGCCTAATGGCGGGTCAAGTTTAGCCGATAAAGTCAATGAGTTAGACCGTCAAAGCCGTGAAACCTCTGGAGAAGTTAAAGTAATCCTAAACCTGTTGCAAATAATGGTCGCTAAGGATTAGACTGAGGGCGAGCCGTGAAGGGAGTGGACTCGGCTCGCCCCAGCCGAGCAAGTTGGGAACCCCTTACCAACTCGCTCTCGCACTAAAAGATGTCAGTGCTGACTGCTAGTTTTTCATTCAAAGCATTACGTTACAAGCCGAGTTGACACATCTAAACCAAGGGTGTACTTTTGTATCTAACGAAGGGAGAAATAAATTATGGATGAATTATCTATAAATGATTTCGAAATAGAAGAACACGAAGAGTTGAAAGAATCTTTTCGCATTATTGATGACGCTGGCGCTGTTTGGGCTATGCGTAAGTTAGCAGTTCAACAAAAGCAGATTCACGACAATTATGAAATTGCTGACAAAGAAACCGCTCGCATTGATGAATGGTTAAAAAAAGTAAACGCCAAGCCACAACAAAGTGCTGATTATTTCACAGCAATTTTAATTGAGTACGCACGTTCCCAAAGGAACGAATCAGGTAGAAAATCTATTCAGTTACCTCATGGAGTAGTCAAGTCTCGTGTGACCAATCCAAAAATTAAGGTTGAAGATGTTGAACTATTTATCAAATGGGCTGAAACCAATAACCTTGGAGATTTAGTTCGCATTAAGAAAGAACCAGCCGTATCCGATTTCAAGACAGTATTTGAAATCTCAGGAGACAAAGCAGTACACGTTGCAACAGGTGAAATTGTTGAAGGCGTAACCATTGCACCAGAATCAATTAACTTCTCAGTAGAACCAGAATAGGACATCCCGTGTCAGAAACCCCAACAATAGTTCAAGCACTTGCCAAGGTAATGGAAGAAGTCCAGTCCGTAGGCAAGAAAGACCGCAACACATCCCAAGGATTTAGTTTCCGTGGTATTGACGCAGTTGTTAATGCCGTTGCCCCAGCCCTACGAAAGCACCAAGTCATTGTTGTGCCGAATGTTTTAGAGCACCATTACTCATCAGTTGAAATTGGTAAAAACCGAACACCAATGAGTCATGTAACCCTAAAAGTTTCATACAAATTTATTGGTCAAGGTGGAGATTGGATTGAAGCCATAGTTTTGGCAGAAGCCATGGATTCAGGGGATAAGGCTATCTCAAAGGCAATGTCAGTTGCTTTCCGTACAGCGCTACTTCAATCACTGGCTCTGCCAACGGATGAACCAGACCCAGACGCGAGTTCATACGAACGCTCAACGCCAAAGCCATCTGCTACATTGGACGACTACAACACTTTGCACGCAGGACTCCTCGAAGCAGACACCAAAGAATCCTTAACATCATTAGCCCAAAAAGTATCTGAGTTCAATTTCTCTGAGGAGGAAAAGAAGTCCCTTCGTGTTGTATACACAAAGCGATTTACCGAACTCGAAGGATAAAAACATGGCTATCATCAGGGCAAAACGCCCAAATCAAAACTTCACGACCCTCAGAAATGAAGTATTACGCGACAAGCGTTTGTCATATAGGGCAAGAGGTATTTTGTCCTCAATCCTGTCTCATGTAGACGACTGGAAGACAAGCGCGGAATCCTTGTCTCGTGACGCTACTGAGGGTCGTGATGCTATCCGAGTTGCCCTAAAAGAATTAGAAGCATTTGGCTATCTCGTAAGGGAAAAGCGCCAAGAGCAAAGCGGTCATTGGGTAACAAATTGGTATGTCTATGATGAGCCAGTTTCAACCGACAGCGGATTTCCAGTCATCGGTGAACCAGCCATCGGTAAACCGACTGTCGGTGAGTCAGGCACTATAAGAAATACTAATATTAAAGACCAAGAAGAAAAGATATTACAACCTGCGGTTGTAACTGCTCAAACGGTTCTTGCCAGATACATAGATACTTGGCGAGAGTTGCACCAAGAAGAACCATTGAAAACCCAAATGGGGATTATTTCTCGCGAAGCCAAAAAGTTATTGGCAAACGGGGCTAACCCCGAAACGCTTTTAAGTTCAGCCCAGAAATGCGCTGAAGACGGTCACTCAAGGTTAGATGCGTCTTACGCTTGGATAAAAGCAAGTGGAACCCGTACAGGAAATAAGTCAAAGCGTTTGACAAACATAAACCAAGGATTAGATTTAATCCAGCAGTTCGAAGCCGAAGAAAATCAACAGAGCGCCTACGAAGTATTGGAGTTGACCAGTGAAGAAGAGTGAAATAGCCAAGATTCTTACAGTTGCCAAGTCTCTAGATGATTGGGTAACGGTTGACGAGCCGAGAATTATGGCTTGGCAATTAGCGTTGATTCCAGAGGTAACTTATGAGTTCGCTCTAGAAGCCGTAGGACGCCATTACAGCCGTTCTGACAAGCCGTTGATGCCCGTCCACATAAACGACCCTTGGAGGGCTTACAGAGCCGATTTACACGCTAGAAATAGTGTTCTACAGTTGGGCAACCAAGATTCTGTACCGCCAACCGAAATTTACCTAAAAATGCGTCAAGCCCTACAACAGATAAGCGAGGAAAAGAGTGTCTAAGTCCGAGGGAGTAGATTCCTACACCAGATTGCAGGTGCTAACACGAGCGCACTTTGCTTGTGAGCGTTGTGGGTCAGTTCAAGAACCTATGAGCGTTCATCACCGAACACCAAGAGGAATGGGTGGAAGTCGCAAGAAGGAAATTAACCAGCCCCAAAACTTATTGCTTTTGTGTGGCACAGGAACATCTGGATGCCACGGCTGGATTGAGAGTTACCGAGAACAAGCGTATCTAGACGGATACCTTGTCAAGCGCGGGTTCAAGCCCGAAAAAATTCCAGTTGTAACACCTAAAGAATCAAGATTTGTAATTAAAGAAGATGGAACTAAGGAGTGGTTAGACAATGTTTAAGAAAAAAACAGATGAATACCAATTACGCCAAAGCATTGTGACCGAGATTTATAGAGTTCAACAAGACATTTTGTCGGAATCTATTTCTTGGTCGCCAGACAAGTTGGCAATTATCAGAGATTGTTTTGACATCTCAGCAAAAATAGCAAGTGGTTTTGAAACCAAAAGATTAAGTCTGTAAACGAAATAAACGCAAGGGAGAAAATAATGGCTAAAAAATTAACGGGCACCGAATGGTTACGCGCCCACATGGAAGATAACGGCTGGACAACTTATGAACAAGTTGCTCAAAGATGCGGAATTAACAGAGGAAACTTACACAGGTATTTCTCATTTGAAACCCGTCCGAGTGTGGACATGATTCCAGTGCTATGCAATGCGCTAAAGGTTGACATCCATGAGTTGCTTGATGCGCTTGAAGTTGAAAAACCTAAGCAAGTGTTTGCAAAGAAAAAGATTGCAAAGATTACGGGAGCAAAGCACCTTTCATTGGTTAAACGATGACGATGAACTGGAAATTTATGCTGGATTCCAAAGACAAAACCATTGACAGACTTTGGGACAGCGTAAACCGAGTTCGAATGTTACACAGCCCTAGTTATCCAATTAGCAGGGAAGATAATCCTTGCCGTAAATGTGGGGAACAGTATCCGTGCTCAACCATAAACGCCTTGAAGGGAGACCCATTTCGTGATAAAACTTAAATTTTCTTCTTATGCTTTATCTCCAGAAGAAGAAGCGATAGTTGCAAAAGTTGGTTATCAAAGACAACTACCTTATTTAGCAAGACCAGATAAAAACAGAAACTATAGCGAAGGTGACGTTTGGGAAATCTGGCAACATTCCATAGCGGCTGGAGCAGAGTTGGCTTTCGCGCGTATGTGCGGTCTTAATAATTTTGTGCCACACGTCAATAAATTTAAAAGCGAAAAAGATGTTGGAAATTATGAAATTCGCTATTCATTTCAAAATAGAAATTTAAGGCTTTCAAAATACGATGACGAATCATCTGCTTATTTTTTATTAATTGACGGTTTGTTGCGTAAGTTTAAAAGAAATCCTGATAATGGCTGGATTTCAGAACCATACAGAGTTATTGGCTGGGCTACTGGCAAGGAAATAAAAGAACGAGGTAACTTAACCAAATGGGGTTCTTGGGAACTTCCAGCCCGCTTTTTAAACCAAATTGAGTTAAACGAAACGCCAACAGCCGAATTGCTAAAATCAACAAAAGGAGAACCATTTCGTGCACAAGATTAATAGCGTTGATGATTATTTAAAAAATCTTTGGTTATGGGATGAATGGAAGTTCACCGAAAACTGGGATAATTGCACACTTAGCGATGTTGATGGGTTTCACTCACACATCAGTGAGCGAAACTCACATTTCATTCTTGTTGAGATGAAACACTGGGATGGAACGGGTCAACGCCCACAACTTAATAAAAATTCAGGACAGATAAGAGCGTTAAGACAATTGGGAGTATCAAACCCAAGATTTCTTGTAGTTTTTGGATTTGGGGATACTTCAGTTCATAAAGTTTTTGATTATGAGGTTGTTTATCAAGGAAAAGATTACAAACCATCTATAGAGTTCAAGCAAATGTTGGATTTATGGTGGAAATCGGCTAATACCGACACGCCAGTAACGGAATTGCTAGAATCAACCTAGGTTGTTAAACTCAAGTTTATGCCTGATACGCAGGAACGCATAAGTTACACCTTATGTTTTTCTCAAAAGCCGTGGACTACCAATGCTGAACGCGCTGGTAATCGGTGGCAACGGGCAGAACTGGTAAAGACTTGGAGAACCGCTTTCAAGTATTTAGCACAACAACAGAGAATCCCAATGCTCATTGATGTAACTATCACCGCACAACCGCACCAGAAAAGTGGTCGGTTGCAAGATGTGTCTGCCTGTAACCCAGCAGTCAAAGCGGCGATAGACGGATTAGTGGACGCGGGAGTTATGCAGGATGATTCCCCAGAGTTCCTAACAGCAATAACATTTCTACAACCAGTAAGAGCAGAGAACGCATTAACCCTACACATAACAGGAACACCAAAATGATAATCGTGCCTAATAAAGACACTGACTTGCAATCTTCACTTGAAGAAGTCCGTGTACTAACAACACTGATGAATGAAAACAAAAACAAAATCAAGGAACTACAGGAAAGACGCCTATCCGCAATTATCTACTTGCGCGAATCAGGAGTTACCTATAGCGAGATAGCAAAATACATGGGAACTACTTACCAAAGCATTTACAAGGTGCTTAAAGATTCCAATGTAAAACCGAAGAAAACAGTTCGTAAGAAAACTTCTAAAAAGGAGAAGTAAATGACAGCGACAACAATGAGCCTAGTCCGAGCATTAGCGTGCAGAGATGAAATCACTCAAGCAGAAGAAGATGTTGCACAAGTAGCAATCGAATGGTTTGCCAATTGGTTACGCCATAAAGCAGAAGCAGAACTTATTGATGGAGATTCAGCGGGTGCTGAGACATTGATTAAGACCGCTTACGCATTACAAAACATGGAGTAAATTTAATGGGAGCCAACATACGGCTAACCGATACCGAAGTAGTCCCGATGATACTTTTGTTTCCCCATCCCGAAAATGCTAGACGGGGTGACGTGGATAAAATTGCTGACTCATTAAACCATCACGGGCAGTTCAAGCCAATCGTGGTTAATAAGCGAAACAATTTGATTCTTGCTGGAAACCATACATTCTTAGCGGCAAAGAAACTTAAGTGGCGCAACATTGGCGTTGTTTGGGTTGACGTTGACGAAGTAACCGAAAAAAAGATTCTCATTGTTGACAATCGGACAACAGACTTGAGTTCATACAATGAACCAGCGCTAAAGTTCATGCTGGAAGAATTACCTGACCTTGAGGGTACAGGGTTCAACATTGACGACCTTGAGATGCTGGATGAATTGCTCAATCAGCCGTTTGAACCAGATAACAGTTCGGTAACGCCACCGCAATCAGATGATGACGAATACAAACTAAATCTGTTTACCTTTAAGGCGACCATTGAAGCGGTTATGTATGAAGCATGGCGAGATGACGTACTGGAAGAAGCAGGGCAATCCAAGCCAAGGGCAGTTCAAATAATCAAAGACCGATTAAAGATTCCACAGCCTGAACCACGGATACGCAAAGACCCGTCAACATTGCTATCACCGCCAGATGAGTTGAAAACTTCTATGGTGGACATAAACCAATTGCACACCTATCCACATAATCCTCGTGAGGGTGACATTGGTGCCATTGCTGATTCACTTGCGACCTTGGGACAGTATCGCCCAATCGTGGCTCGCAAAGACGGAACCATACTTGCGGGTAATCACACCTATCAAGCGGCGAAGGCTCTCGGCTGGGAAAAGATAGCAGTTACTTACATAACCTGTACGGATGACGAAGCATCGCGCATTGTGTTGGTAGATAACCGAACCTCCGATTACGGGTCATACGACACAGACGCCTTGAAGCGCCTAATCACGTCATTGCCAGACTGGAAAGGTACGGGTTATGACGCATCAGATGTTTCTGAGTTGCTTGGAGGTGGAGCGCCTAAAGCATCGCCAAACACAACCAGCACAACCAATTGCCGTATTGGTGACTTCTCTTTTAGGTCAGACAAACCGACAATGGCTAGATGGAGCGCTGGATTAACACTTGCAGATGTAGCAGAGCGACTAGGAATCCCAGACTTCTCGCTAACCGCTCACGAATTCGGTGCAGACCAATCGCGGGTTAACACTTCACAGTGGAAAAAACTAAGACAGCAAACACTCGTAAGAGATGACTACAAGTGTCATTATTGCGGGGGAACAGCAAACGAAATAGACCACAAAACCTCATACACTAACGGAGGAACAGATGAACCAAGCAATTTGGTTGCTACCTGTACCCCGTGCAATAGAGCAAAGGGGGCGAACAATGACTTTTGATGAATGGAAAGAGTTGGTTCTGACAAGAAACCAAATCAAAGAAGCGCCAGAGCACTCACTAATCATGGAAGTAATCGCCAGCATGAAAAGCAATAGGGGAGACAGCCAACAGTGGGCAAAGCAGTTAGAAGACGCATTGGGTGTTGAGCCGATGACGGTTACAAACATTGATAAAGGTGATAGCAATGGTTAAGAAGTTTCAACCAAGAGAAGATTGTGAAGATTGCACGGATACCGTGTGTATGTGGCATTGGATGGCAGATGGTGGGACAGATGACTGAGCCAAAGAAAGTCCCAGCCAAGAAATCTGTACAAAAAGATGTACAAAAACCTGTACAGAAAAAGGCGACCAAAAAAACAGTTGGACGGGATACAAAACTTACCCCAGAGCGTCAAGAAACTATTCTTGAAGCGCTAAAAACTGGATGCTACATTGAAACCGCGTGCCTGTACGCAGGTATCTCAGTTGCCACAATGTATAACTGGTTTGAGCGCGGGAAGCGTGAAAGAGAACGGTTATTGGCGTTTCCAGACGAAAAAATAAATGAAACCGAGGTTGCATTTTTAGAATTCTTGGAAGCAGTAGAAAAAGCACGAGCCACAGCAGAACTTCGAGCAGTTGCACAGATACAAAAAGCGGCAAGCGAAGGCACATGGCAAGCGGCGTCTTGGTACTTGGAACGCTCCGCACCTAAGCGCTGGGGACGTAAAGACTACACAGAACTTACGGGTGAAGATGGCGGTGCTATTCGCATTGACGTAGCCACAGATGAGTTAGAGCGCAAGATTCTTGAAATAGCATCACGGCGTACAGACGAAATCGAGATAGCAGACTAAACTTTAGTTATGCGTTTAGTAGACCGATTAATCTCGGCTGACCCCAAAGAGCGGATGCACATTTACGCATCGCTATCCCCACAGGAGCGCGGTGCCCTAAATGCGTTACTAGAAGACGAGATAAATAACCCGTGGTCACGGTTTGAAAAGAATCCAGTTGGATTTATTCAGGACGGCATGGGGGAAGTTCTATGGTCACGACAAAAGGAAATTGCTCAGGCATTAATTGAAAACCAGCGTGTAGCCGTACCCGCGTGCCATGGACCTGGAAAGTCTCACCTCGCCGCTCGTATTGTTGCTTGGTGGGTATCTTCACATCCAGTTGGAACATCTCTTGCAATTACGATTGCCCCTACACATCGTCAGGTGCGAAACATTATCTGGCCGCACATTCGTAGAGCGGCGTCACAGGCGGGGCTTGACGGTGAGGTATTAACCCAGACATGGAAACGAAACGGGGATACAGTTGCATACGGATTCTCCCCTGCTGACCACGATGAATCGGCGGTACAGGGTATCCATATGCCTAACCTGCTAATCGTTGTTGATGAAGCAGGTGGTATTGGTGCAAAAATTGGTCAGTCCCTTGAAGCGCTTATGACAGGTGGAAATACCCGATTACTACTATTGGGAAACCCACCGACAGACCAAGAGGATTCGTGGTTTGAGCGTGCTTGTAATTCTCCGCTATACAAAACGATTCCGATTAGCGTTTATGACACCCCAAACTTTACGGGTGAGGAAACGGGTAATTGCACATCTTGTCCGTCAAACATTCCTAAGCACAAAGTTTCGACACACCTTGTTGACCAAAGATGGACAGATGACGTCATTAGCGAATTTGGAGCAGATTCCCCATTCGTTGAAGCGCGTGTTCACGCAAGATTCCCTAGAGCGGTATCTAACAAAGTTATCCCATTCTTTTGGTGTGAGATGGCGTCAGAGAATGAACAACCAGCCCAATCAGAGGTTGTTCGCTTAGGAGTTGACGTTGCATCGGATGGCGGTGACGAATTCGTAATAGCCAAGATGGACGGATACGCGGTATCGGTAATTCATAAGTCCAGCGGAGCACAGAATCAAAACGCAATGGACGTAGCATCGGTAGTAGCGGAACAAGTAAAGAAAGCGGTGAAAATTCATGCTGAACGCGCTGTTGAACAACCAGTACACGTCAAAATTGACTCTATTGGTGTTGGTTGGGGTGTCGTATCTATTTTGCAAAAGTGGAAAGAGGAGCAAAACTGGAACGCGAAAATAATTGGGGTCAATGTCGCCGAACGCGCTAACGACCAAGACAAGTTTAAAAACCAGCGGGCTGAAATGTGGTGGAACGGGCGACAGATGCTACAACCAGATGCAGAAAACCGACAAGATTTAAAGTTAGACATTGACCGTCCAACAATGGCTCAGTTATCGTCCCCTACTTTTAAATCCGATTCTGCTGGTCGTATTCAGATTGAAGCCAAGGCTGAAATGAAGCGCCGTGGTGTTACATCCCCTGACCGCGCTGAAGCCGTATTGTTAGCAATGTATGAACCAGCCAAGGGCAGAGAACCGCTACCAGTTGTTCCCGTTTCGCTTGGTCAAAGTAACGATTGGAAAATGTTTTGATGTCCTTTAAAAGCATCGTTGAGATGTTTAAGTATGATTCTTCAGAACAACCTTTCGTGGAGGAAGCAATGCGCTTAAAAAAAGCCGATGAAATAATGTCCGAGATTGAAGCACGGACACAAGCGCTACAAGAACGCCTTGCAAAGCACGGCACACACGACCAAGAAGACCATGGTGGCAAGAATAAGCGCCCACGCCCAATGCCAACAACACCAGCGCCAAAGCCTGACCGCCCAAAGCCTGATGTAACACTGCCAACAAATCCAGCAAAGCCTGACCTTCCAAAGCCTTCTCCGAAACCAGAGCGTCCGAAACCAGAACGCCCAAAGCCCGACAAAACATTGCCAAGAAACCCAAACAGCCCAAGTCCAGAAGAACAGGCACGAGAGCGCCTTGAACAAGAGATTGAAGAAAAAAGGAAAAAAGACGAAGCGGCTAGACGAAAACTTGAAGAACAAATGGGTCAAGTAAAAAAAGAACAAGGAATTAAACTTGGCTCAATGGTTACTTGGGGGTCAAGCGGTGGAACAGCAAAAGGTAAAGTTGTACGCATTACCAAGGGTTCACTAGATGTTCCAGATTCCAGTTTCACAATTAAGGGTGAGGAAGATAACCCTGCCGTTTTAATTCGTATCTACAAAGACGGTAAGCCAACAGACAAAATGGTTGGTCACAAAATGGATACTTTAAGAAAAATGTAATTATGCTTAAAGACAAACTAAAGCAGTTAGACGAGCGGATGAATTCACTATCCGAAAGCCTTAACAAAAGTGCTGACATTGATTTAAAGCCAACAGAAACCATGGCTAACAATGCCAAGCGCGGTCTTGAATTACGCAGAGAATTTGGACGCGGTGGTACAGCCGTAGGTGTAGCCCGCGCACGTCAACTTTCTAATCGCTCAGAGTTAAGCCCTGAAACCGTAGCGAGAATGTATTCATTCTTCTCTCGTCACGAAGTAGACAAACAGGGTAAGGATTGGGACAACGCAGAAAGACCATCAAACGGAAAAATTGCTTGGCTCCTATGGGGCGGAGATTCAGGCTATGCTTGGTCTCGTCAAAAATGGGAAGCAATTAAGAGAGCACGAGGAGAAAAATAATGGCTAAAACTTTTGAATGGTTCGATACTAACGACCTCTACTACGATGCCTATTTGGTTTTTGAAGATGGCGTTCGTACAGGTGCTTACCTTGTACCAGAGGGCATAACTGGAGAGCAATACGATAATGCTTTAAATTCAGCAACAACAAAACTTTTGGCTTTAGGTTTTACAGAATTAGAAATACAGGCATTACTAGGTAGACAACTTTTCTAATGATTGAGTGCGATGCTTGCGGGCATTTCTTTTCTCCAGTAGCAACACGATGGTTATGCCCTAATTGCAAATTCAAGGCGTCATGCTGTGAGGGCGAACCACAATAGGCGTGTCCACTTTGAAGTGTCATTGAGTTGACTTAAAGTAAAGACGTCAACGAAAGTGGGGAAACTTTGGACATCTTAAAAGCACGTTCAATCATGGCTCGAATGGTTGCGCTTATCATCATGCAGATGATGGGAGCAATTGGTTCTGGAGCAGTTTTAGGTTTAGAAGTATGGCAGTCGGCAGTAATGGCTGGCGTTATGGGTGTCGCAACCGTAGCCGAAGCACTAGCACGCGCATACATGGTGGATGGAAACATAAGCACATCCGAAATTGACGCATCGTTTAACAAAATGAATAAGGGAGACACAGATGCCTAATCCAGTTGCAAAACCAAAAATTTCACAGCCTTGGGGACGTCCTAATCCACGTTACTCAGCAAAGCGTCACACTGGTATTGATTACGCCATGCCAGTGGGAACCCCAGTTCTTGCAGTTGCCGATGGTGTTATCTCCAACGTATTGACAGACAAATCATACGGCGAGGTAGTAGTGCTAAAGGCAGACAAGTATGAAATCTGGTATTGCCACCTATCTGTTAAGGGTGCCAAGAAAGGTCAGAAAGTTTCTGCTGGACAGGAAATTGGAAAATCTGGTAACACTGGAAATTCCACAGGTCCTCATCTTCACCTAGAAACACGCATTGCACCTTTCCGTTATGGAAACGATGTCTCGTGCCCATTCATTGAAGACCCAGCAACAGTTGACCCAAAGGCTCCTGCTGACCGCAAGGTTAAATTACTTTCAAAGGTAGTTGCAAAGGTAACGCCTTCAAAGGCTCCTGCTACCAAAGTGGTAGTGGCTGGAAACGTAAAGTTCGGTGCAACAAATGAAGACATCAAGGTTGTTCAGTCTGCTCTTGTTGACCTTATTGGTGCGTCAATCACTATTGACGGCAAATACAGCGAAACAACAAAAGTCGCCTACAAAAGATGGCAAGAAAAACTCGGTTACAAGGGCACGGACGCTGACGGCATTGCTGGCGCTAAGTCCCTTGGAGAACTGGGAAAGAAATACGGCTTCAAGGTTAACTAATGTCAGCAAAGAAAATGCTGATAATTGCAATTGTTACTAGCGCGTTATTAAGTTCTTCTGTTGCGTCAAAAGCGTCATCAGTAGAACCGTATCTTGTTGCTAAAGCAAAAGTAAGTGGCATACAAAAAAGTGAAAAAGACCAAAAGGCTAATGGCAAATGGCAAAACTTTGGTGGGATTGAACCGTTTAAATTAAATGGTAATCGCACATTATTTTTTGCACAGTTGCACATTAACTGCACTAAAAGACCTAAGTATGTAAAAATTCGTCTCGCTCGATTACTGCCAAACGGTAAAAAAGATACAACGGGTACAACTACTTGGTCATTTACTAAAGACACAACAAAAGACTGGCAAGGCTCACTATGGTGGGAGTCAAAAACGGAGTATCCGATTGTGGCTCAATTTAAAGTAGTGGGCGGTAAATGTTATTCAGACCAACGACAATTAAAATGGTGGCAACCTTAAAATGAAAAAAGCATTTCGACTAGCACTCGCTTCTTCTCTAGTTGGAATCTTCATGGTAATAACCCCAGCCCATGCTGATGTAGTTTGTAATACTTACACCTATACGGGACACGATGACAGCGCCTATTCAGCCAATCTGCCGTTTACGCTTAAATTAGGATTGACCGAATACGACCAAGTATTTATCACAACTAATGGCACATTAACTTTTGGTCAACCCGATGCTAATTTTTCGTCTTACCCAAATACCCCAAGTGTTTCAGTTGCAGGTTATGACTGGGTAACTTTTGGTGAAGGTGCTTATGTTTCGTTTGGGTCAACCGAAAATACTTTATGTGTTGAATGGAGCCTTCGCCCATACCCACAATCAACAGGCGACCTTACGCAAATTCGTTTAGTAATTAACAAATACCCGAATGGCACTTGGCACGGAGAAGTTACAACTTTTGGTTGGTTGCCAAATGATTTACGGCGTGGTATTCGTTACATTCAAGGGGAACCAGTTGTAACTATTGAAGGTGCCTTTGATGTTGGAGACGGCGGTGTGCCTATAGAAGTAACGCCAGCCCCAACGCCTTCATCATTTACAGAGCCACCAGTTGTCCCTACGCAAACACCCGAACCAACGGTAGAGCCGACTATTGAGCCAAGCCCTGAGCCTAGTGAATCACCAACGCCAGTAGTAACGCCAAGCGTTACCCCTGAGCCAACAGTTGAGCCTAGCCCGTCAGAAACTCCTGAACCAACACCATCGCCAACATTAACAGTGGAACCAACACCGACTCCAGAGCCAAGTACACCACAGCCAACACCAACAGAGACACCGACACAAACACCATTGCCAACGCCAACGCCAACAATAGTTGTAGAACCGTCTCTCGCACCTGTCGCTCCTGTAATAACCCCTGAGCCAACAATAGAGCCAACGGTAGAACCATCACCAGAACCGACACCGACAGCACCAAATTTAGAGCCAGATTTTGTGCCAACATCCGCTGAAGCGCAAGAAGTTATTGATGACGCAATTTTAGACGGTGAGATTACAAGCGCCGAAGCAGAAATTGTTATTGAGAATCTTTTAGCCGATGGTGAGTTGACTACTAACGAAGTAGAAAACCTATCTAGCGATTTACAGGCTGATGGCGTATTGAGCGATGATGAAAAAGAATTGCTGGCAGATTTGCTTACAGAGCAATACGCAGATACCTCAGTTCCGTTTGAAGCCTTTGAAGCATCGGGTTTGGATTACGAAGATTTGCCACCTGAGCAACCGATTACTTTGGAAAACGGCGTAATCATTACAGCCGTAGTTGCAGACGCTATTGAAATCTTTGACAGCGTAGGAGAAGCGCTAGGAACTATTTTTAGCGACCCTTCAAAAGCACTGACAGCCTTAACAAGTGTCGGAGCAGACATGACCCCTGAATCCCGCGAAACGTCTCAAAATGTCGTGGTGTCAGCGGTGGTCGTTGCCCAAATTGCACAAGTTAGGAAAATCAATTAATGAAATGGGTTAAAAAATACCTAAAGGAAATTACCGCCGAGACTTACACTTTTGTCGGATTGCTAATCGCTTACTTTACGCTGGAAGGCTCCGCACGCAAGATTACTGGAATGATTATCATTCTTGGTCTGGGTGTCTGGTTGCTATCGTTGCCATTGAGAGACGAAGATGAGTAAATGACTACACCGAATTTAATTACCAAAGGCGAAGGCTTAATTGGGAAACTAATTACCAATAACGGAATTGTTTTTAACGATGCGACAACGCTTAACACTGGATTAGTAGAAAGCCCTTTTACCGTTGATGGCGGAACCAAGGGAACCGCTCCTACCTTTAATGGCGCTCCGTTATTTACTGGGTCGTACATAAAAATAGGAAACTTAGTTCATTTCGAAATTCAGGTAGACATGGACAACATCACAAGTTTTGGCACGGGTCAGTATTTTGTTTCTTTGCCGTTTCCAGCCAAGTATCCTTACAAGTTTCGTGAAGGTTGCTTGCACGACATTTCGGCTAGTAGAGATTATGAAATCGGTGGACACGTCTTAGCCAATTCAACAGAGTTGCTGTTAAGCAGTGTAGATTCCCAAGGAAATACTACTTTTGATGTCGCCTTTACGTCTACGTCCCCGATAACTCTTGCGGTTGCTGATAATTTCCACGTTTCTGGAACCTACATTGCGAGCGATGATTAAATCGCTATACTAATTCTGGGAAGTTCGAAGAAAGACCGCCCACCTCTAATTCTTTCGGGACTTTAGAGGTGGGCTTTCTTATTACTTTTTGCCAAGAGCCTTCTTGTGATTATCCCTAGCGCATTTACCACAAACAGTATTTGCAAAATAACCTAGAGCGTCCTCGTGACCGCAAGTTGCTTTTAGTTCAATTGGCTTATCGAAGCCAACACCAATAACTTGAATCTCCATTACGCTTCCACCTTCTCTAGGATGTCCCAGCCATGCTGACGCAAATCGCTGTAGTGAATAAATAGGTCTTCCGATTCGACATTGATAATTTTGTATCCGATGTCTGGAAGTTGTACGCCGTTATCAAGGATTCGTCCAGCCTTGGGGTAGTCAATAACTTTCCAGACGTCACCATTTTGATTAGCGATGTCGAAGTAACGAACAAAGTCGTTTATGTCTGCGACACCATTTGCCTTGCGGATTGATTTAAATTTCATGTCTTGCTCCCTTCAGTTTGATAGTACCACAACCTTGGTTTAGTTGTGGCACTCACATTCACACTTAACAACTTGACCAGCCTTAGTTCCAAGCGAGTGAACAATCTCAGCAGGACAGCCCGCGTGATTTTTCACTTCCTCGACACCACCACACCAGCCGAACTTTTTAGATGGCTCAACGCCTTTTGGTAATGGACGCGGTGATAATCCCACTTCTAGCACTCCTGACTTTTTCATACCGATACCTCCCGTTTGGACAACTCGAACAAAATTTCCTGAGCAATCTGCTTTTGCTTGGAAGCAAATTCTTCATAGACCTTGATAGCAACCTCGTAAGCCTTTTGGCTGGCTTCTTGGATTTCTGACTTGTTCATCGTGACTCCCTTCTATAATTATTCTACCCCAGTTTAGACATTCTAAACATTCCCCTTTAAACAAAGGGATTTATTTGGTGTTTAACTAAACCAAAGTTGTGGTACAATATTCCTGAAGGGTGGTGGTCACATTGGCTAAACAATGTGTTGTGTCAGAAATTCCATGCGAGCAGTGTGGAGCGGAGATGGTTTTGTTGGCAAAGAAAGTTGCTAACGGCGAAATCATTAATTGGTGGTCTTGCGTTGAATTCGGTATGCAATACCAGCACGTTGCAGTTTATGAAAAGGTGGGTGCATAAATGCTTAAAGCACAAATGGATGCTGACCCAGCGATTACTTACCAGAATTTGATGACGGCTATCAAAGCAGAAAAGAAAGCAAAGCAAGAAGAGCGAAAAAATCTAGATACTAAATGGCATGGCGACATGAACATAAACGCCGAAGCCAAAAAGATTTGGAAGATGCTTGAGCCGTGGCACAAAGGTAAGCCATTACCGCCAGTGCACATTGTTCAACACACTGGCAGGGGTCGCGTAGGTTGGGCACACGTCTCGCAACAATGGAAAGGAATCTATGTAAAGAAAACTTCTAATCAGATTGATTTCTGGACAACGCTGTTGCACGAGTTGACCCACATGGCTGTCGGTAGTCGCAGAAACGACAACGGCGGTAGATGCTGGCATGACCGTGATTTCTACATGGCAATGCGCGAAGTCACCCAAAACAGGTGGAAGTGCAAAATCTCTTACGCCAAGGTTGGCAAGTGGGGCTATGACGTTGACAAGATGATTCGTGAGCAATTGCGCGAGCAGGATGCAATTAAGTTAAAGCCGAGAAAAGTGTCAGTGGTAGATGCCAAGATTGAATTAGTTCTTGAAGGGAGCAACGCATGATTCAAAATCTAGAAGTGGGACAGACGGTCTCATACAAATTGTCCAGCGGAATAAACCGATGGTGTGAAGTTACACAAATCGGTTTGGAAAACGGTGAGTGGTATTTCCTAGGCAATGACAACAGCAAGTCGGGAGTCTGGGGATACGTCTCGCAGATTACTTTGGTACTAGACAGGGAGTTGGTAAGCCAATGAGTAGCATGACGGGTTCGGGATTCGATTCCTACACAATTGCCATGACGGTTGATTGCCCCAATGAGAAGTGTAAGTTTGACGGGCTGACCGATGTATTTGTTGATGATGATAAGAATTACTGGTTTAAATGCGATAAATGCGACTTTGACGACAGGCTGAAAGATGATGTTCCGTTCTAAACCAAAGTTGTGCTACAATTTTAGTGAAGGGAGAAAGACATGAAACTACTAACAAAAGCAATCGAAAAGAAACTGCCAGCGCTTTACTCAACAGACGGTCAAGGCTACGAAGCCGTGGCTCAGGTAAAGTTCTTTGCACTAGGTAGCAGTTGGACTTGGTACGCAACCGAGTTTGACGGCAAAGATACTTTCTTCGGTCTAGTAGACGGGTTCGAAAAAGAACTTGGATACTTCAGCCTAAAGGAACTAGAGAGTGTAAAGTTTCTAGGAATCCAAGGTATCGAGCGCGACATCAACTGGGAACCGCGCAAGTTATCTGAACTTAAAAATTAAATAGAGAATTCCGTTTATGGATTATTTTGGACATTCGTAAACGGAAATCGCAACCCCAAGGAATTAACCGTATGTAGCCCCTTGGGATTTTTGGAGGTGGGTTGCTCCGCCACTTGCGAACACGGAGCGCATTATTCAGCGGGTTCTTTAGCCCCCTTTCTAACCCGCTGGAACCCCTACAAAGTAGGGATGTCCTGAGCAAAGACATTAAAAGGCTCACTTTTAAATACTAGAAAACAACAACACAATAAGGTAAGTTCTAACTAAACCCAAGGGAGAAAACATGAGTGAAGTATTAACAATCATCGCCGTTGCACTTTTTTTCGGTGGCTGTGGTTTCGTACTAGGCGCGACAGCAAACCACATGAGAGAAACACGCAAGCGCCAGACACCTATTTACGAAGTGCTGGACAAGAAGTACAAAGTGCAATGAGTAATTACGCACCAATGTATGACGACCCAATTTTAGAATTTGTCCGTATACGAATCTTGCAGGTTTACAAAAGCGAATTAACGGACGTTGACCCGTTGTTCATAATTCATCACACCCGTGAAGCAATTGCTATGCAGATAAAAATGGAATGTGACCTTAATGCCAAATCAAAAGAAGCGTGGGATGCGTACCAGCGTTCGGCAAAAATCGCACAAGTCGGAGCGGTTAAATGATTAATTACCTGTATTTAGACACCGCTGATTATTCACGGGTTATGGGAATAGCATTAGAAAGTTATTTAGTAACCAAAATGGAAAGTGGGCACATTGAAGACTTGGCAATTAACAGCGCTGAGTTTTTTGAATCCTCTTATCACTGCGTAAGCGCTTTAAGTCAAGAGTTGCTTAAAAAAATAATGCCAATTTCAAAAACAATTATAGAAATTGAAAAAATGCACGATTTATCAGATTTGGGTTCTGAGCGTAAAGATGTGCTAGAACAAGTGCTAAAAGTAATAGAAAGGAATTTAAATGGGGATGCTTGAAAAAACAGAATCAGGTGCAGACAAGATTATTGTTTTGCCAAAGACTTGGACATTTATTCATTTTGGTACTGCCAAAAAGTCTGAGTTTGCGCTCGCCGTAAAAGGCGTATACGAATGGAATGTAATCCTAAGAGTTGAATACCCAAAGGGTGCTACAGGAACAGTTCTTAGAGGTCGCTTAGAGCGCTATCCGAATAAACCGAAGGCTGATGAAACTGGTCACGATGACAAAAACACATCTGGTTGGGCTGGTCAGACTTATCATTCACATTGGTCGCACTTTTTGACCTGCGACAAGACAATGCCGATTGGTTTTAAAATCTGGCATAACGGAACCAAGCCAATTGTTGTTGATGGGCGACAAATCAAAGCAACAAAAGTTGGTGCCTAATGGACAAAATTGTTTTTGAAAAGGCAGATGTAGGTTGTTTGCTTTCAAAAGAAGATGAAGGCAATAGTGGCTGGAACATTATTGGTCACATGATTGAGTTGGCTGTACGCGCTGGTTATCCGTGGGTACCGTCAGACAATTTAGCCATGCACGCCTTTTTTAAAGGACAAGAAAAGTTTCTAGACAGGTTTGGTGTTGAACACAACGTACAGGAATGGGTTTTAGGAGTTGGCAACCTTGCTGACAGTGCCTTGGAATGGATAAACGATAATTCGGCACCTGAAGAAACAATCTTTCACTGGCATGACGGAAACTTTTATCTTTCCGAAAAGGGAGAAGCCCCAAGTGCCTGATGAACCAGAAAGCGACCCACTTAAAAGATTATTTGATTCCCCGTCTGGAAGTTTAGAAGAGGGAGCAGTAATTATGAATGAGTGGTTTAAGTCTTTGGTAGGCGCAGGGTTTACTAAAAAAGAAGCGTTGCGCTTTATGGCGTACATGATGAAAGAGGAACAGTAATGGCTCCAGCAACTAAAAAAGGTTTTGTAAGAATTGTGCTTTTTGATGTAACAACGGACACAAACGAAAACCTAAATTATGACAGTGAGATTTTATCTCAAGTGCAATGTATGAAAATTCTAGACGAGTACAAAATTGCAAAGAATGAAGAAAAGATTTTTGATTTGTCGCTAAAAAGTGGGGCACACATTTTCTTAGATTCAAAACAAATAAAAATGGCTTGGTTTATCCCAGAAAGTTTTTTAAACAATGATGAACATAAACATTGAGCAAGAATCAGAAATTTTAGTTCAGTGCTCGTGGTGTAGGCGCTTATCCTCGAACACAAGTGTTTGGGCTGGATGGAACATTCTTTGCCCAAGTTGCCTTAGAAGCGCAAGACAGGAGTGGACAGATGATGAATAACTTTATTGCTTTCGTAGTTATCGGAAGTTTATTAGCAGTTACTTTATGGATTAACCGTCACGATTGGTAAGGGAGTTTTAAATGGCTGGAACATTGTTCTGGGTTCAAATAGTTAGTCATCAAATTGTTTGCGTTCCGTGTGCTGGAAATACAAACATGATTGGTTGGATGGCGGTCAATAAAGACATGAAGGCAAAGATGTATAAAAAAGATTATTTGCGTTGCTCAGTTTGTGGGGCCTACCGATGAAAATGAAAGTAAATGACATGGCTAAAGCCATCGAGCGCGTGCGTAAACTGCACTCTAAAAGTGAATTTGGAACCTGTGAATTTTGTATAGCGGGTTATTTAAAACCCTATCCGTATAACTATAAATACCCATGCCCTACTATTCAGGCGCTAGAGGAAGAAAACCACCACTAAACGGGTGCACCTTTCCCACTATACATAGGTTAGCACAACCCCAGTTTAGACACAAATCCCCCCGATTATGTATCTCAACCAAGGTTGTGGTACGCTTTCCATAGAAGGGAAGTGGTAAGCATGGAAAACATCCGCGAGATAGCCGTAAAGACCGACACAGAGTTGGCTGACCTTTATTGGAAGGCTTTCAAAGCCAAGGCAGAACTTAACGATTACGCTCAGGTAATTCATCGTATCTCTGGTAGTGAATACAAAAAGGGATACCGTTACGAGCGCATTTACATTCGCCCAATCGAAGAAGCGATTGAGTCTGGCGCTGAAAAAGAATGGGAACAAAATAGTTTCGAACAAGCAGTTGCTAAATTCAACAGCGCTAAAGCCCAATTGGAAAAGTACAGCATCGTGATTGACGAGTTGGAAAAGATTTACAAGAAGTACCTTTGGAACCGAGCCTTCTACGTCCCTGCTGGTCACGTTCACAAAAGTCGGGATTGCTCAACCTGTTACGACAGCACTGAGTTCACTTGGTTGCCAAAATACTCAGGTGGTAGCGAAGACGAAATTGTAAATGACGCTGGCGAAGAAGCGTGCACCGTATGTTACCCAAGCGCTCCTGCTGAAGTTCTTAACCGTCCATCGGTAATCGTAACCGCTGACAAAATTGCTAAGGCTAAAGCCAAGGCAGAACGTGAGAGTGCAAAAGCCCAGCGCGAAGCAAAGCGGATTGCATCATCACCAACTGTTGATGGAGCGCCGTTGATTATCTCTAACGGTGAGCGCAAGACTCGGTACGACAGAGAATCTGGAAATTTCATCAAGTTGGAATCTTTCCAGCGGGAAGAATTAAAAACCGAGCGCACTGCAAAAATTTGGTACGTTGACCAATCGTCTTACTTGAAGAACAAGTCTGACGAGCAAGCAAAAATCATTCGGGAATCTTGCGAAATGATTGTCTCAGCACTTGCTGAAAAGCACGGGGTTGAACCAGAAGTTGTTCGCAACGAATTGAACAAGAAGGTTGAGACAAGATTCAAGAAAGAAGAAAAGGCTCGCAAGGAATGGGAAGCGCGACAGGCTCACTTCTTTGGTCAGAACTAAACCAGAGTTGTGTTACTATCCAATAGAAGGGAGATACCAATGTCAGAAGTTAAAGAATTAATGGAGCGCTTGATTCAAGAGCGCAACGAAAAACTCCATCCTGACCTAGAGCCTTATCTGGAAGATGGAATTCTCGGTGCTCAGATTCGTCACCCGCTGGTCTACCAAGTTCCGCTGGTATCGAATGGAAATGCTAACGCTCAATACGCGCAAAAGAAACAGGGATTGGAAGATGCGCTGATTGCAGGTGCATACGGAAGATTCATTTTCTTGCACGAGCGCCCATACCGTTTAGAAGCGTTCAAACTAATCGCTGACAAATTGCCAGATGCAAAATACTGGTCATTGCTCAGTTCAATTTGGACGGATACCGAAAACGGATGGCAGAACATCGAGCAGTGGAGAGAACTGTTTGGTTCGTCTCGTCCTAACCGAAATTTCTTGATGGACGAAGATGAGCAGTTTGCCTTTCAGAGGCTAGGCGACAAGTTCACGGTTTACCGAGGATGCCAAGAAGGTCTCAACGAGGACGGAATCTCGTGGACGCTCAAACGGGAAAAGGCTCAGTGGTTCGCCAATCGCTTTGAAAAGGCTGGCGTGGTACTGGAAAAGGTAATCACCAAACAGGACGCAGTTGCGCTGTTTATCGGGAGAAGTGAATCAGAAGTGGTCGTTATTTGACCCTTTTAGAGCCACACAGAAGGCTCCAGAGAGGTTTTCCCTCCTTTCTGGTGCCTTTACCCCAGCCCCAAAATAAGGGGTCTCAAATTGGCTTAAAAATAGGTCGTGTTTTGGTGTTTAACTAAACCGTGGTTGTGGTACGCTTCAAGTGAAGGGAAGGGATGACAATGATTGATTTCAAGGCTCTTAGTGCCGAAACTGTCGTATTGATACTTGCTCAAATTCACGAAGAGGTTTGCAAAAAACTTGATTGTGCTGAGTGCAATGTTTACCAAAATGTAGGAATTAAAAACTGGTTGGAGCAATAATGAAAAACAATTACGCAATCATCGGTGACGATGTTCTTTTAAACAAGTTCTATGCACCAAATAGCCCAATCGGGTTTGGGCGATTCGAATACCAAGTGGTGTTTGAAAATGATTTCGGTCATGTAGATGTCAAAAACATCTTTGTAAACAACATCGCTGATGCCAAGGGTATCGCTTGGGAATTTGCGATTCGTTTGAAGAAGGGCAGTTGGAAAGTTCAATCTGTCAAGCGTGTGTCCAATAAAGAAAACAAGTGGTAATAACTAAACCGTAGTTGTGCTACTATCAGAATGTCTGAAGGGAGACAAAATGAGTACAGCAGTAAAAGTTGATTATGCAAAAATCTGGGCTGAAGCCAAAGATGCAGGTTACAAAGCAGTTGCCGACCTAGAAGCCAGTGCAGGTATCGTCCCAATAATTGTGGGAGAACCTACCACTCCGTTTGGTAGCGACATTGACTACAGCAAGCCGACTTACATCATCAATGATGGAGTTTGCGGATTCGCTCAAATTCGATTCGCTGGTAACACTGCGTTTGGTCGGTGGGCAAAAGCCAATGAGTTGGCTAGTAAGGATTCCTACTACGGCGGTCTATACGTCTGGGTTGGCGAATTCAATCAATCGTTCCAGCGTAAAGATGCTTACGCTCGTGCGTTTGCTCAATCATTAAAAGAAAACGGCATTGATGCCTACTCGACAAGCAGATTGGATTAATCAAATGGATGTTTCAGAATTCCTAGGACAGGAAACTGTCAACGCCGAAAAGGTTCGAGCGCTGGTTAAGTGGTCAATGAATTACGACATCAGGAAAGGAACGCCGTACCAAATCTTTCTAGACTTGATTGGCTACAGCGTAGAAAACTTTGGTGAAACAATTGTCAAAGACGTCACAAAGGTATCTATTGGTTACAAAGAACTTGGATTCCTTGGAGAAGCGCTAACGGAATACTCAGACAGTCCAAAAGATGTTATGGATTGGATTGAAAAACTAGACGACTTAGAAGGGAGTCGAGATGAAGACTGAAATAGAGCCACAGGTTTATCTGTTTAAAAACTGGTGGAAGGTTGCGTCCCACGGACATCCAAGTGGGGTGAACTTTTGGGTAGCAGAAAAAGTTGATGAGACTCTTTCATTCGACCATCCACTATCAAAGACGCGGATTTTTCGCGACAAGGAAAGCGCAGTTCAATACGTTAAGGAGAGCATAAATGAATGACTACGTTTCATTACCAATTGATTATGTTATTTCAACCATTAGTAAATGGCAGAGCAACGAAATTACAGCCGAAGATGCACTTGAGCAATTGTTAACCGCTCAAGACAAAATTAAGGAGGAACAGGATGCAGATGAACATTAGCGAATTCCTATCGCTACCTTATGCAGGAACATCAGGTTGGTCAGGTTCAGAAACTTCGCGTGAGCGGGCTGAGGATTTAGACAAGTCTGGAATCACTATCAAGCGCCAGCAGTTCGTACTTTCAGAATTGCTAATGAGCGGTAAATACGGAATGACTTGGCGTGAGTTAGACCAGTATTTTTCACATCATGGAGTTTCAACAGCCTTGCTTTCAGTGCTCCATAAAGCAGGAGCCGTTGAGCGCCTTTCTGAGCGCCGTAACCGTTGCTCGGTGTATGTGTTGCCAGAGTTCGTTTACGGGCGTGAGACGCAAGCACAGGGTCGTAAAAAGGTAGTAAAAGCGTGTAGCAACTGTGGACATGAGGAGTAGGAATGAGACTTACAAAGCGTGGCGAGAATCTATTGATGGTCGTGCAGTTAATTTTGTTTTTCCTAGCAATGGGAATTCTTGGTGGCATAGAAGTTGGAACAATTCCATTTCCTTGACCTGTGCGTGTCGCAAAAACTGTGGATAGCGAATAACGTCTGCCCTGTAAAGGAATAACACAACAGGCTGAGTTCGTTATTCACAGTTAAAAAAATTATTATCCGACAAAGTTTTTTATCGTGAGAAAATTAATGTGAAAGCGAGGTTCCAATGTCAATCAGAAAAACCTTAGCGATTACTACAATCGTTTTATTTTTTACATCCATTCCTACACAAGCAAGTCCAATGCCAACATCAGCAGTGCTGGTTAAACCAATTACAAAATCACAAATCATTGCACACGCTAGACAAGAAGTTTACAAATACGGCTGGAATACTAAACAGCATCAATGCCTAGTTGTTTTATGGAACAGAGAATCAGGCTGGAATCACAAAGCCGAAAATAAGTCTTCTGGGGCTTACGGAATTCCTCAAGCCTTACCAGCGTCCAAAATGAAATCGGCTGGGGCTGATTGGAAGACAAATCCGATAACTCAAATAAAATGGGGGCTAAAGTACATTAAGATACGTTACCAAACCCCTTGCGGAGCACTCTCCCATTCCAACAAAAAAGGCTGGTACTAATGACATCTGACGAACGCTGGATTACTAGGTGCCCGCTATGTGGAAATCTATCGGATTTTAAAATTCTTTTAATTTCTGGGTGTGTTGTATGCCTGAAACTTAAGAAGGTGTCTGTTAAAAGATAAACTGTTCGCCATGAGCGAGCAGGAATCTGAAGATAGAAAAACCATCAGGGCGCAGAACGAAAAGACGCCAGTTGACGCAATGCTCGGTCACATACAGACCAATATGTTTCCAGAGGGAGCAATCCCAACAGCGTGGGTATTGGTTAGCGAGTGGATTGACCTTAACGGTGAATACTACGCGCTAACACTTACCGATGATAAGGCTCCGCCTTGGCACCATGTTGGTTTGCTGGCAAAATCCCAAGTTGAGTTGGATGAATACTTGGCTGATGAGGATGACGATTAAGTTTTGCATCCTTATCCAGATTTTGACGGTACACAGCCCTGCACACAAGTAGATTCAGAAGCATGGTTCCCAGAAGGTACGTTGCGATACGCCAACCGTGTTGCGATTCAGATTTGTGAATCTTGCCATTATCAAGAAGAATGTCGGGACTATGCGTTAGCATACAGAGTAGACGGAATCTGGGGAGGTACGACAGTTCCACAAAGAAAAGTTCTTAGAAAAGAACGTGGGATTATCGCACTTCCAGTAGTTGCAATTTTTTCAACTACACCAGAAGCCATAAAAGCACGAGAGAGACGTGCAAAAAAAAGAGAAGAAGAATCCCACTAAAAAGGAATAGATACAATGAGCGCAAACATAACAGTAATAGGAAATCTAGCAAGCGACCCAGAACTTCGTTTTACAAAAGATGGTAAAGCAGTTTGTTCATTTACGGTCATTACATCAACATCAAAAAAGAATCTCGCTGGCGAATGGGAATCAACAGACGCAACCCCATGGCGCGTAACAGCGTGGGACAAAATTGGTGAGCACGCATCAGAATCTTTAACCAAAGGTTCTCCAGTTATGGTTTACGGAAAAGCCGTATTGGAATCTTGGGAAAAAGAAGATGGCACCAAGGGAAGCACTATGAAAATCACTGCCTACAATGTTGGCGTTGATTTGAAGCGCGACCCAGTTAAAATTCTTAAAGGTCAAGGCAAGCCTTCATCCCAATCTGTAGCCCCAGCAACAGACCCATGGATTGCCGAAGCCAAAGATGACATTCCTCCGTTCTAATGATTACTAGGACTGCCCTAGCGGTGATGGTGATTATTGGTGTCGTTTATTGGCGCCAATACACCATCCCTGTTATTGGCTGGATTTCTTTCTTTTTGTGGTCAGTTGCTTGGCTGACTCTTGCCCTGAGACCTCGAATTCGCCAAAAATCCTTATACGAAAGCATTTATCCCGAAGATTGGGAAGTCGAAAAAAGGTCTCCTAAATAGGTTTATCTAAACCATAGTTGTGGTATCCTTTTTATAGAAGGGAAGGGTGGTCACAGTGGCTATTAAAATGCCAGTTCAGGAAACTGTAGTTTGTGTAAGTTGTGATTCGGTTCAAGAAGTTATGTGGTCAGAATACGGAGCAATTGCTCCGTGTATAGATTGTGACGGAGCGCCAGTTTACTTGGTAAAGGCTTGTGACCTATGAAATGGTATTCAAGTCCTGAAAGCCGTCAGATGGACATTAATTCAGAAGCCGTAGGCGACCTTGGGATTGACGAAGGCTTTATTGCGTCAGGCAAGATTACTGCTAACGGTTTGAGACAAGCGGGCAGTTGGCTTGGAACTTACTGTGCAGAATTTCTTGACCAAGAAGAAAAGCAAGAAATGTTTGACGCATACGTCTGGTTGATGGAAGAAGCAGATAGGCGCGATTCCCGTAAAGCAACCAACGAAGCAAAACGACAGTTTGCTCAAGAAAACGGAATTCCATTTAGTCAAGTTCGAGTATCTAAGAAAGTGGGAGTGTAATGGAAAATCTAGTAGGAAAAATTATTTCTTATGAATCTGGAGAATTATCAAACGATGAAATCTATGAGTTCTTTCAGGAACTTATAGATACTGGAATGGCTTGGAAGTTACAAGGTTCTTATGGTCGCGTTGCTCAGGGCTTAATTGAACTGGGAATCATAGAACCGAGCGTAAGCGTTGGATAATTTGGATAGCGCTCCCGTTGGAGTTCAATTTATTTTTGACAATGAAGACGGTAGCCAAGTTCTTGTAACCGTTTGGGGCGAGACCGATGCTCGCATTGCTCTACGCCCTGAGCCGTTTAGCAGTTGGTCTCCTCCAGTATTTCCGACCAAGGTTGAAAAGATTTAATTGAAATTTATTGAATTGTTTGCTGGCATTGGTGCTTTCCGTTTAGGCTTGGAAAACACTGGTCACGAATGTGTATGGGCAAATGAAATCTTGCCAGCCCCTAGGAGAATTTATGAACGACAGTTCGGACACGCACCAGACCCACGAGATATTAGAAATGTTTCCGCTGGAGACCTACCAGACGCAGACTTGCTTTGTGGAGGATTTCCTTGTGCCACTTTTAGCGTTGCAGGAAAACGTACAGGGTTCTCATTGGAAGACACGAGAGGAACTCTCGCTTTTGAAATGTTTAGGCTCGCACGGGATAAGCGAATACCATACATTCTCTTTGAGAACGTCAAAGGATTACTCAACCACGATAACGGACGAACCTTCGCAGTCATTCTCGGAGTCTTGGATGAGATGGGGTATGACTGTCAATGGGAATTGCTTAACAGCGAAAACTTCGGAGTCCCACAACACCGAGAACGAATCTTCGTTGTGGCAAATCTTAGAGGACACCCCAGACCCAAAGTATTTCCTATCGGAAGAACGGGTTCAAAAAATGATAGAGACAGCGAATCAGAAGAAAGAGCGCAAATCTCTGAGTGGAGTCGAAGAGACGGAGCCTTTAGACACCACGGAACAATCGCACCTACTCTTTTAGCGGCGATGGGAACGGGTGGCGGAAACGTCCCTTATGTAACTGTCAAACCAGTTCTAACAGTTAACCGCGATGAGAAGCGCCAGAACGGGCGCCGAATAAAAGACGATGGTGATTCTGCGTTTACATTGACGGCTCAAGACCGACATGGAGTTGCTCTTGATGACGGAGATAAAACCGTAATCCGCAAACTAACCCCGCTTGAGTGTGAAAGACTGCAAGGGTTCCCAGATGAGTTCACTAAGTATTACGAAGACGGCTCACTGGTTTCAGACAACGTAAGGTACGAGCGTCTTGGACGCACCATAACAATCCCAGTAGTTGAAGAGATAGGTAAAGGACTTCATGTTTTCTTTTGAGACCATAGATAATTTTGACGACCACATTGCAAGTTCAATTCCAAATTATGACTTGCTTAATGAATCAGTGTTAAGCCTTTCAAAGTTTTTTGTTGTTCCAGAAACTAGGGTCATTGACCTAGGTTGCTCTACAGGTAAGTTGCTAAAGGCAATTGAGCACTCTGGAATAAAGTTTGGAATTGATAAAGCAGAAAATCTTTTGCCAGAAGATGAAATCAATACTCTTTTTGTAGATTGCCCGATTGAAGACTTTAGAGAGTTTGGAAATACGAGTTTGGTGCTATCGCTTTTTACACTTCAATTCATGCCTAGAAAGTCTCGTTTAGATGTCCTGTGTCGAATCCATGACGGGATGATTGACAAGGGAGCGTTTATCTGGGCTGAAAAGGTTTACGCAACTAGCGGGGTTGAACAAGATTTAATGAACTTCGCGCATTACGACTTCAAGCGAAAAAACTTTACTGCTGAAGAGATTCTGAGTAAAGAAGAGGACTTGCGCTCCATTATGCGTTTAAACACATCGGATGAAAATGAGCGCTTGGCTCGTGAAGCAGGATTTGGTAAGGGAATAAAATTCTGGAAATTCTTTAATTTTGAAGCCACGCTGTACGTTAAATAGCGCGAGTTGTCAGATAGTATTGCAAGAATACCAGAGTATTATGCAGTGGTATTCGCTGGCAGGATGGAAAAATGGCAGAAAAATTAGACCTATCTGAATTAGGTTCTACTGGTCTGCGTCACGCAGGTGGCACGGTTTATGAAGAGTTCCTTGTAGCCCTTCGCGCCCAAAATGGTCAACGTGTTTACCGTGAGATGGCTGACAATGACCCTGTAATTGGTTCCATCCTTTACGCCATTGAAAAAGTTATTGTTCGTCTTGATTGGCGAGTTGACCCCTACCTAGAACCCAATTCTGAAGGTGCCCCAAAAGATGAGGATGCTGAAGTAGCAGATTTCATTGAATCCTGCATACACGATATGTCAGATTCATGGGATTCAACGCTTTCTTCAATTCTTTCCATGCTCCCATTTGGTTTTTCATTCCACGAACTTGTTTACAAGCGCCGTATTGGACCTGAAGAAAAAGATAGTTCACGCAAGTCAAACTACACCGATGGAAAAATTGGCTGGCGCAAATTTGCTATTCGTAGCCAAGAATCTTTAACCCGCTGGCACATTGCTGAAGATGGTGGCATCGAAGGTTTGACCCAGAATGACCCTTCAGGTGGTGGCACTCACACAATTCCTATTGAAAAGGCTTTGTTGTTTCGTACTACAGCGACTAAGAATAACCCTGAAGGTCGCTCCTTACTTCGTAACGCTTATCGCCCTTACTACTTCAAGAAGCGCGTTGAAGAAATTGAAGCAATCGGTATTGAGCGCGACCTTGCTGGACTTCCAGTTGCCTACGTTCCACCTGAGTATTTATCGTCAACCGCTACAGACGCTCAAAAGGCAGTTCTTAACAGCATCGTTGACATTGTTCAAAACATCAAGCGTAACGAGCAAGAAGGCGTAGTTTTCCCTGCTCAGTATGACGAATCAGGTAAGAAACTATTTGACCTAACATTGCTTTCCACTGGTGGCAATCGTCAGTTCGATACAGACAAAATTATTTCTCGCTACGACCAACGCATTTCAATGTCTGTTCTATCTGACTTTATTTTGCTTGGTCACGAGCAGGTTGGTTCATTTTCACTTGGTACCGCAAAGATGGATTTGTGGTCAATGGCAGTTGACGCTATTGCCAAGAACATTGCTGAAACAATTAATCAGCACGCAATTCCGCGCTTGCTTCGCTTAAACGGAATGGACGCTTCACGTCTTCCAGTTCTTACTTACGGCGAGGTTGCACACATTGACCTAACCGAAATTAGCAACTACGTTACAAACTTGGCTAACGCAGGAATTATTGTTACCGACCCTAACCTTGAAGATTACTTGCGTCAGTTGGGTGGATTACCTCCAGCAGAGCACGATGCAGAATCCACAGGTGCAGTTGACGGTATGCCAGCAGAAATGCCAGCAGATGACGAAACTGAAGATACAACTACAGATGACATGACCGAGGAAGACTTAACTTCGGATAACGCTTTCTAGGGGCAAAAGTGGGACACATAGTTCGCAAAGCCCGACCCCGTGTTTCTTCGGCGCCGATGTTTACTGGGGCTGAACAGCAAATTTACGAAATTATTAAGACTTCGCTTTATCGCATGGGTCGCACTGTTGACGCTGATGCAATGGCTCGCGCAATTATTAACTTGCAACCAGATGTCTTAACAAAAGTTTTAACCAGTTTAACTATTGGTGAATTGCAAGCAGTTTTACGTCAAGGAATTCTTGCGGTCATAAACAACGCTGGCAAATTAGCAGTTGACGAAATTCAACCAGTAATTTCTGCTACTCCGTCTTGGGGAAATGCTTTCACAGTTACAGGTAAGCCAAATACCAAACTTCGCTTTAACGTAAACAATCCCCTTGCAGATGATTTTGCAGACAAACAGGCTGGACGCTTAGTCACAGCAATTGACGAATCAATGCGCTCGGCTATCCGAACCGTAATTAGTGAATCATTCAAGAATCAGATTCCAGTTGACCTTACGGCTTCAAGGCTTCGGCAATTTGTTGGTTTGCACCCGCGTTGGGCATTGGCTGTAGACCGCTATTTCACGCGCCAGTACGAAAGTCTTAGGAATAATGGCGTTACCCACGCAAAAGCGCTTGAAAGGGCTGAGGTGGTCACTGAGACCTATCGTAGGCGCTTGATACGGGCACGCTCGTCAATGATTGCTCGAACCGAGATTCAGATTGCTCAAAACTGGGGTCGTCAGTTGGCTTGGCAACAGGCTTCAGACGGTGGTTGGGTTGACCCAGACGCTCAAAAAGTTTGGAAAACCGCTTCCGCAACTATGGGCGGAGTTCCCCCGTGTGACCGTTGTGCCCCTATGGAGGGCGAGAGCGTGCGTTGGAACCAATCTTTCTCTAATGGTCTACTAATGCCACCTGCTCATCCACATTGTCGCTGTACGGCGTTCCTAATGCCACCTGACAGAGGTTTAAATGATGCTGAGTACATTCGGACGGGCATTGTTCGATGAAATCCGTATTTGTATTTCCACCACTTCGTAAACATCAAGCGGGTCAACATGACCAAGAAACTCACGGCTCTTGGGCAACTGGGAATTTTACTTCAGCAGGTAAAGATGGTTCTTATGATGTTTATGACCACCCAAGTGGCTCAAAGATTTATTTTCAAACTAATCCAGCCATCTTAGATACAACTACAGAAGACATAAGAATTAGGCGCGAAGAAGCAATTGGTTATGTTGATGATTTGCTTACTAAATACCCCTTGTCTGACGTAACATTTGTATTTGGTAATGGAGTTGATGAAAAATACCGCGCAAGTGGAGTGACGCTACCCTACTTTGGAGAACAAGGAAAAGAATCTTGGGGCTTTCCTCTAGATTCAGAAAAACCAAACTCTCCAGAAATTATTGACAGTTGGATTAGCACTAACGTACCTAACATTTCGCGTGAAAAAATTAAAGGTGCTTTAGTTGTTTTTCAACCTGAAATGTTTGGTAGGAAAAAAACAGGAACACCAAAAACTTTTGGAGAAGTTGCTGAAGAACATTTTATGGCTTTTTCAAATTCTGATTCTCATGTTGGCTGGAATGAAAATGGTCTTAAAACAATTATTACCCACGAGTATGGTCATCTTTTAGACCAAAGAACTTATGAAAAATCAGTTAGCGATTTTGGTTCTTTTTCACTTGAATCCACATCTGATTATGGGCGTAAAAACAGTCGAGAATTATTTGCTGAAACTTTTACCGCTTGGGAATTAGAACGAGATAATCCCAAGTATCAAGCAGGGTTTGAGATTTTTAATTTTGATAATTTAAGTTCTCTAGTTAAATCTATTTCAGGTTTTCATATTCAAGAATCTTTAGACCCTAATTTTTCTTATGTTTTGATTGAATTTGGTGGGATGCAAAAGCACCAAGCAGGAAACCATGACCAAGAGTCACATGGAAGTTGGGCTGTTGGTAGCGATGGCATGGATACTGACTACCGAATGTCTCACCGTCCACCTGACCCAGAGGACGGCGCTCCAGCGCATGACCTAACTGGTGGCGGTGCTATTTACCCAGAAAATGTTTACGACAAAGATGGCGCACGCATTTACGCTGGCGGAGAGCCTGAAATGGCTAGACGAGTTCATTCGATTATTACTTCAATGCGCGGAAACCCAAATGCCAAGGTGCAGATTTATCGAGCAGTTCCCAAGGGCACAAGACAAGTTAACGTGGGTGACTGGGTAACTATTGACCGCGAGTACGCTGAAGTGCACGGTCAAAGCAACTTAAACAATGACTATGACATTCTCAGCAACACAGTTAACGCTGACGAAATCTACACTGACGGTAATTCTTTGTATGAGTGGTCTTACCACCCACGAGTTCAAAAACATCAAGCGGGTCAACACGACCAGACCACACACGGGTCATGGGCAACTGCTAACGGATACAAACTTGCATCAAAAGATGACCTTCCGTCTCTAGATTCAGCAAATTACGATTCAACGGTGCGAAACGCCAGAGATAATTACGTTGGTTTTGGCTACACATGGATGAACGCCTACCTTCGTGATGGATACATTGAAGACACAGTAAAAATAATTATGAGCGATGAGATTTCAAAAGATGAAGCAATCGGTCAAATAGAGTCTTTAAAAAGCGCCTTGTACGAAACACAAACAACACAAGATTTAACCGTAACTAGATGGACACGAACTGGCGAAAGCATTATTGGAGAAAAATTTTCCGAAACGTCAGATTTTGAAAGCCTTATTGGAAAGACTTATCACGCTAAGGGCTTTACATCTACTTCCGCTAAACCCCATGAGAGCGTAAACGATTCTTACAAGGCACAATCAAAGGTTTTAGCAAACATTCATATGCCAGCAGGTACTTATGGCGCTACCGTTGGCAATGACCGAGAAAGCGAATTTATTCTTGCCCCAGATACTTTTTTTGTAGTTATGGGAGTAAACGATATAGGCGAAGGTAGAATTTCATTAGACCTTTTAGTGACGGGACAGGGCAATGGATAGATTTACCGATTCATTTCTGTCTGAAGTAAGTCCAGACAAGGCTTTACAACATCGCATACGCGCCGAAGTAATTCTTGGTCGCTCGCTTTTGACAAAGCACCTAGCGGGTCAACACGACCAACGCACTCACGGAAGTTGGGCTGGCGGTGGTGCTGGAGTTGACATTACCGCTGACGTGGACAAACTTTTTTACAATCCAGACGGAAGCGTAAATAAAGAAACTCAAGATGTTATTAATCAAATGACCGAAAAAGAATTAGCAAACGGTCATCGCTATGGCGATAATGCTTTAAAAATTATTGCTGAACGTCAAGGATTTACAGGAAAACCTAAAACAGTTTCTACGGTTGCAGAACTAAAAAAATTGCAAGAAACAGAAGGCGGAATGATTGTTTATAGAGGTATTTCAGAGTGGAAAAGACTGGAAGTAATACCAGAACCTTATACACCGACAGTTATTACTTACACGGCAGAACAGGCTGTAGAGCAATTCAAAAGAGGTGAATACTACGCTGGTTTTGGAGCGTTTGGAACTGGCACTTATACAACAGTAAAAGGAGACGAAGCGTCTGCTTACGCTAATGACAAAGACGAAGATAATGACACTTATGGCAACGGAAAAGTTATGGCTATTCACATTCCAAAAAATGCCAAAATTCCAACACAAGAACAAGTAACTAGAGCCATGAAAATGGTTAATTATGATGATGGACCTAATGTAACAACCTACAAACAAAATGTTGCTCGTATTTTAGCGGCGCAGGGTTTTCAAGTTTACAATGCTGGTTTGTTACAGGACGACAAGAAAGATTATTTTGTTGTTTTAGACAGGTCTATGCTTACGGTTGCAGACCAAGATTGGATGATTGGATTATGATGACTCCAACCGAATCACGCCGTTACGGTCTTATGGTCAGAGACTTTACTCCCGATGAAGCCAAGGCTTACAACGACCACCTTCTTGCAGGTAAAAGGGCAGAAGACTTTTTTGCCAAGATGGAAAAGCACCTTGCTGGTCAACACGACCAGAGTTCGCACGGGTCATGGGCTATTGATACTTTTGATGATTTAGGTGTTTGGGTTAAAAAATCAGAAGAACAATACGGAATAAATAGAAGAACAATTCAAGCAGAAATTGAGTTGCAACAAGTTGCCCAAGGATTTAATTCAAGTTCTAATCCTGAGTATGCAAGTTCTGTTTCTATCTATCAAGAAAAATACGGAACTGTAATTAATGAAGCGCTAAGAGACCCATTAATTTCTACGCAGGGAGTTGAAAAACAAATTGCAGACTTAGACAAAGTATTAGATAGCGCCCCACCTTTAAAAGAACAAATTCTTGCGTATCGAGGAATAAATGGTGAAGGTCTTGAGTTTTTTGAAAACCTAAAAGTTGGCGATGTATTTCAAGATAAAGGATATGTGTCTACAACTTTAAACCCTAAAACTGCTGGGACTTTTGCTAATTCTGATTTATCTTCTTATGCTCAAGGAATGGTATTGCAATTCCATTTACCTAAAGGAACCAAAGGATTGTTTCCTACTCCGTTTTTAGGAATAGGGACGCTTTCATTCTCGGAATTAGAATTTTTATTACCGAGAGACACCAAATTTAAGGTAACGCAAATTCGCGGTAAAGTCATGGACTTGGAGATAACCCAATGACCCCTGAAGTTCAAAAATTTGGCTATGACTCTGCTCAGGGTCTAAGTCTTGTTTTAGAAAAACCAAAATCTGTTTATGTAGTTCCGCCACTAGCCAAGGCTGTTGACGATGACTACAACCCTCTTGCCAAATACACAAAAACTGCTCACGTTGCTTTAGGTCGCTCACTTGGAATCAAGGCTGGTGAGTTCATAACCGAAAAACATCAGGCTGGTAAGCACGACCAAGAAACTCACGGCAATTGGGCTGGTGACAGATTCAGTCCAGATTCAGTTAAGTCTGCCCGTGATGGAGCAAAAGAGTACGCCTTTAAGTTTGGAATTAAGCAAGATGACAGCATTGAGTATGACGAAGTGGTTGCAAACCGCGCTCGTGCATCCAAGATTGCTGACGCTTATGACGACCTACCGAAGTACGACAAAGACGCTGTAGATGAGTACGAAGCCCTAGCCACCGAAGTCGAACAACAGTATGACTACATGACCAAAACCCTTGGCATCAAGGTTGAGTTCATTTCGGAAGACCCATACAAGACATCTAAAGAAATGTTTGCTGAAGTTTCTACTGGCAAACTACGGGTTCTTAAAACGGAATCTACTGGAGCACACCCATTATTTAGCAACCAGCAAAACGATAAGTTCCGTGCAGTTCACGATTACTTTGGTCACGCGGCTACTGGTCGAGGGTTTGGGCAAGACGGCGAAGAAGCGGCGTGGGTTCATCACTCACAAATGTTCGGCAAAAAGGCTCGTGGCGCTCTAACTACTGAAACCCGTGGGCAGAATTCTTGGTACAACACCCGCAAGAATGGTTTTGCTGACCAAAAGGTTGCGTTACTTCCTGAGCAGTATTGGGAAGTTCCAGCGGTGTTTGCAAAGCATCAAGCAGGTCAACATGACCAATCTACGCACGGCAGTTGGGCTACTGGAATTGCTGAAAAGATTTCTTTGAAAACTGCTAGTCTTAAAGACCAAGGTATAACGCAAGAGTTCATAAAAGACCCAAAAAGAAAAGCAGAATTATTTGTAAATTTGGAAAATGTCGCTCTTTCTGCAATTGAATCAGATAAAAAATTAAACCCTGAATCAGATTTAGATTTAAGTGAAATTTTGTATACTCAAGAATTTTTAATGACTTCTAGAGCAATGGATTGGGAGAATGATAATCCAAAACTTGCTTTTAAATCTGTTTTATTAACCAATAAAGGAAATGTTGCTGGAGCGATGGCTGTATCACTTGAAAGCAATTCTAACGGTGAACCCATTGTTGAAATTCATTACTTAGGTACAACTGGAATAGTAGACGGTGCTGGAAGTATGCTTTATGGGCAAGCAATTAATTATGCCTACAAAAATAAAATGGGCTTGCAGTTGTATCCATTAGACAAAGCAGTTCCTTTTTGGATAAGCATGGGTTTTGAGCGTGACACTTCTGATTCTAATTATTTGCAAATACCCGCCAATAAAATTGAATTACTATGGAAAGAATTAACAATAGTAGAAAGTGCGATGCCTAATGTCTAAAGGAATAGCAAGTTTTACTGACGAACCGTTTTTGCTTAACATGATTAACAAAAAGCAGTTGGCTAAACACTACGCAGGACAGCACGACCAGTCCACGCACGGCAGTTGGGCGCACGGTATGGGTGGCGATACCTTTTCAGACGACCCTAGGTACCAAGAAGCATTAAAAGAATATGGAAAGTTAAGCGAAAACGATAAAGTTTTGTCTACTTCAAATGATGTTTTTTGGGACAGTCCTATAGGAAAACTTATTATTGAATACGCAGATAAAAAGTTTCCAAATAATAAAACAATTAGCAGTGCAAAAAATAATGACAAACCAGTAAAGAAAAATTTAGAAATAAGAGAAGGTTTAAAAACTCGTTTTATAGATGAAGGTCTTGCACAACAAGATTATGAGGAATCAGGAATCTATAAAATGTATTTTGAAACTATTTATCCTGACATCATAAATGTTGTTACAAGCGGAAAACTTGCAATTGCTATGGACGTAGGCTCTTTTCGAAATATGATAGAAAGTGGAAAAAGCGAATTTAAAAATCAATTTCAGACTAAATCCTCTAATGGTCTTCTTGACCCATCCATGAGAAAAAAGGGAGAATTGGCTAATCAGTACATCCCCGTAGAAGTAAAACCAAGTGACAGACCTATTTATGGGTATGTATCTCCAGATGACTCCTTAGATAACGTAACTTCTCTTGGAACATTCCAATACGGAGAAGTAAAATTTGTATTAAAAGATTCCGTAAGAGATAGAGCAACTATGACTATTGGTGATTCTCTTGGTACTAGGGCTTTTCCTATGAAAATAAATAAAACTCCAAGTGTAAAAGATGTAATGAACGCGACAGCCAGAATGATAAGACAAGCCTACGGCAGGGGCAACAGAGATTGGAACGGGCAAGATAGTTTTGCTGAAACAGAATACTTTGAAGCACAAATTTTTGGTGGCGTTTCTGCAAAAGACATTGAAATGATTTATGTCCCAAATAACTGGGATTTACCTTCTAATTTTGCTTCTGTTTTTCCCAATATTGAAGTTGTCAGATACGATTCATAGTAGAAGGGAATAAAATGATAAAAGGACAAGTAATCGCAGTAAGGGCTGACGGCGCTCAGTTCGTTTTTGATTCTATTGATGAACAGGAAACTATTTCAGGTTTTTTGATTTTAAAAAACGGCGCCCAAACTGAAATCGGTCTTATGGATATGTTTACCAAGGTCGGAGACTGGGAGCGAGTTGACCAGTAGTTAGCAATCCTCATGGGGTAATCTATCCTCATGTCACGCGCTAACCGTATTGCTCGCCTTGTCGCCATCCAGCAGGGCACTGAGTTCATTTTGCTCAAGCACCAACAAGGTAAGCACGACCAAGCCACGCACGGTTCATGGGACACAGACCGAAGCAACAACAAATCTGATTTTAAATACCCAGTTCAAGACGCAATTGATAAAGTTATTAAAGGCGAAGTTGGCAAAGTAGTTCCTGCCGATGCTGAGTTTTTGCTAGACAAAATGGCTGACCGCGAAGACAACCCAGACTTAACCAATCTTGAAATTGTTGGTACCCAGTTATTTACTCGCGACAATCTTGGAATTATGCGCGACCAGATGCCACAAGTTCCTAGCGGAGCCAAGGATGAGTTCCTTGATGAAATGACTAAGCGCGGTATTGGGGTTAAGAGAGAAGATGTATCTCCTCAAAAACTGCACCCGATTCAGGCTGAAATTTCCGCTTCCAAAACTGGAAAGATTCTTCGTGACCTAAATCAGAACGGTCACAAAAAAGGTGATGGCGCCAGAATTGTTGTTTCTTCAGATAACTATGTAATTGACGGACACCACCGCTGGGCGGCTTCTGCCTTTATGTCTTTAAACGATGGCGATGAAAAGATTCCTGTATTGCGCGTTGACATGACACACATGGAATTAATTGATGTTGTTCGGGCTTGGAATAAAGCGATGGACATTAAACCAATTGGCATGGGGGAAAGCAACACCTTTAAGAAGGCTTGGGTTGAGTTCGAATTAGCGGTTATCAAGGGAATCCTTACAACCGAAATGCAAAAGCACCTAACAGGACAACATGACCAAGAAACCCATGGCAGTTGGGCACAGGGACGTGAATACGTTGCTGGTCAATGGGAACCAGTTGAAACCGATAAATTAGTTCAGCAAGATGTTGATTGGTATAAATCAGAAAACCCCAACGCAACGCCTAGTCAAATCTCAGCACTTAAATCAAGAAGTAAAAAGTATTACAAAGATAGAACAGTTGTGAGCAATGGAAGCACTGTAGTAACTTTTGAAAACAGAATTGACAAAAATAAAACTGGTGTTGATGAAAATGACAGAAAAACAATTCTTGAACACATTGATTACTTACAAGAAAATTATCCTTTAGAAAACATTTCTGTTATAGCGGATAGCCAAGGCGGAAGTTCGGTTTGCTCAATGACTGAAAATGGAAACGCTATTCGAATATCTCAAGTATGGGCACAAAAATCTAAAAAATTTGCGTACATGGGTTCTAAAGACAAACTCTATCCCCTTGATGAAGGAGAATTTGGTTTAGAATTTACTTTGTCACATGAATGGGGACACGCCTTCAATAATCCCTACAAACAGTTAAGTCAAAAATACGGAAAATTTATTGAAAAACACAAAAATTTACTAGACACAGTTAGCACTTACGGTAGAAAATCTGAAGGAGAAGGTTTTGCCGAAACTTTTGCTCAAAATTCTTTAGAAAATAAATATGGTATTGAAAAAATGGAAATAACTAAATTATTTGAAGTGGAGGTACTTGGAAATGTCTGAAATAATTGATTTAGAAAATTTATCAGATGACGAATTGTACTTTTTTGCTACAAATAAAGTTAAAAAAGTAATGCCTTTATTTATTTCTAGTTTGACTTCTGTTCAAAAGCACTTAACGGGTCAGCATGACCAGTCCAGCCACGGCGCTTGGTCTACAAAATTAAACCCAGATGTGGCTTCTGACATTGTTAGATTTACTCAGGAATGGGGCGGATTATCAATCAACATGGTTGATGGTTCGATGCCTATATCTGGTTACATGGTGGCAAAACCGCCAGAATTCGGCAGAATTGTGGACGAAGTTGACTTTGTTAACCCAGTTAAGGGTCCAAAAATCCTTTCTGATTACATGAAAACCCATAAAAATGACCTAGGTAATGGAAGAAACTATCTTGGCACATGGCTAAATGATAGTAAGGTGTATCTTGATGTTTCTGAAAACATTCAGGAATTGTTTGAAGCAATAAGAAGAGGTCGGGAACGTAACCAGAAAGCAATCTGGGACGTTGCTAACCTAAGTGAAATAGACACAGGAGGGACTGGTCTTGTCAAAGAAAGAAATCAAGATGGTGGAGTTGAAGAACATCTCGGAGATGACAGACGCGGAGATAGACGAGTACGCACTGAAAATCTGGGGAAGTCTTCAGGAGAAGAAAGATTAACAGTATTTGTTAAACCTCCAGTTGTAAAACATTTGGCTGGTCAACATGACCAGAGTTCCCATGGCAGTTGGGCTGGAACAACAAGCCTTGGTGCTGGTTCTGGTTTAAGCGCTCAAGAAATAAGAAACTTAAAAATAGGTGCAGGAACACAAGAAACTCAACAACAAGAAGTTTACAAAGCCGAAAATCTTGCAAGAGAAGAAATTTCACCAATTGATAGAAATTTAGAAGAACCAAGTTTTTCTTTTCCCAGTCCGTTTCGTTCTCAACCATTTGTTTACACCAGTGCTGAAGAAAAAGCATTTAAAAAGGCTTGGAAAAAATGGGAAACAGAAAGAAAAAAGTATATTGAATCTGAGTTGGGAAACAAACATTTAGATGGGACTATTGGTGGAGTAAGAAATTATGTAAACGAAGTTATTGATTCTGATTGGTTTAGAGAAGAATACGGCGTACCAAGCACATTCAGCATAGATAATGGTAAAAAGTTTGCAGAACACCAACCAGAAATAAAAACTCTTACATCTAAAACATACGGTGGATTGTATAGATTTAGAGATTATTACATACACGGGAAAAGAAGTTCAATAGAAATTAGAAATGATACTCTTAAATATGAACCCACCATTCTTCACGAAATTGCTCATTATGCTACTGCTATTAGCGCAACTAATAAGCACTCAGGTCATGGTAAAGAATTTGCTTTTAATAATCTAAAAATTGCAAAACAATTTATGCCAAAATACGCTATTGCTCTTGAGAGATACTATAAAGAAATGGGAATTTCATATGAATGACAAAGAACCAGAAGACTTTTATTTTGAAATAACTGAACCATTACCGCCAGATTATGTTCCGTTTCCAGAACTTGCTGGGCGTTTAATCGAGAAACACGAACAAGAAACAGGGTCATAGTACCTAGCGTGCACTAAAGTGGCATAAGGTTTGTCACCACTAGGAGTTCTCATGTCTGTAGGTTTCTCGCATCTTAACGATGCTGAGTTGGAAACACTGCATAAATCACTGCACACTGATGTGGCAAACCCAGCAGTTCTTGAAGCCCATCACTCTGTAACTACCGAAATCCTTGCACGCGGTCTTGAGCACGGTCACGAAGATGACGAGTGGAATCGGGCAGTAGTTGAGTTGGAAATAGAAGACCAAATCCCAGTTTCTAAGGCTATTGCCGAAATGCCAACCGACATTGCCGAGCAGGTAATTGAATCTTTGGGCAATCCTGAGTTCGTTAAAAAGACTACATTGCTTACCGTTGATGGTTACACCTTAAAGTTTGACGCTTTTGAAAAGTCCGAAGAAGTAGAAATGCGTCTTAACGAAACCCAGAAAATGCTTTACGAAACCCTTGAAGCCGTTGTTGAGCGAGTTGGTGCTTTTGACCAAGGTGCAGGTGCTAACGGCGCTCACTACATGGAAAAAAATCCTTTTGTAAAAGAGGGAATGATTTGCGCCAACTGCGTCTTTTACGAAGGCGGTCAGGGCTGTGAGATTGTTACTGGGTTAATTGACCCAATGGCTTTATGTAAGTTCTGGATTATTCCTGAAGATTTACTTGATTCTTCAGTTAGCAAACACCGAGCAGGACAACACGACCAAAAATCCCATGGGTCATGGGCTGGAAACAAAATACCTAATTTAGCACCAAACAAAATTGACGAAAGTAATCAGTATGGGGACGAAGCAAATTCTTTAGCAAGGGAATTGCGCGAAAGAATGATTTTAGCAGAACCACAATTAACTGCCGACATGGTTGAAATCGCAGATGCTAATTTTGGAACAATGCAAGGATTGGAAAATCGTGTAAAAAGCGAAGAATCTCTTGCCCGCAAAATTAAAAATGATTCTCTAGAATACGGTGGAGACATGAGACAGGCTACTCAAAAAGTTAGCGATGGCTTACGCTACAGCGTTACTTTTGATGAAGAAAATTACGCCGAAAGTGTTGTTTCTACTATTGCTACCTTGCAGGATAAAGGCTATCAAGTTTCTCGAACAAAAAACTTTTGGCAAAAAGGTGATGCCTACCAAGGAATTAACGCAAAAATCATTCACCCAAGCGGTTTTGAAGTAGAGTTACAATTTCATACTCCAGATTCTTGGGATGTTAAACAAAACAAAAGCGAAGAAATTTATCAAATGTATCGAGTTGAAACAGATAACAAAAAACGCTTTAAGCACTGGAAGTCAATGGCTAAAATGTTTGCTCAAGTTGCCGTTCCTATTGGAGTTGCGTCTATTGGAGACCCAGCAATTCAAGCCTTTACTGCTGGTGGAAAACAATTTATTTTTAAGGCTAGAGCGAGGAAAATGTAATGCGCTATTTTTACCGTGTTGATTCTAGCGACATTGTTACCTCTGCCTATCGGTTTATGGTTGACGAAGAGTCAGAAACCATAACTGATGAAAAGTGGACACCAAATGGTTGGATTGATTCTGGAGATAAAGTAGTTGAATTTTTAATTACTGGTCTTGGCAACCTAGAAGAAGTAACCGAAGAGGACATAAAAAGGTACAGCCCTGAAATTTTAGAACTTCCAGAAGTTTCTTATGTGTCTAAATCTGCCGAAGAGCGCCGTTACACACTAGGTCCAATGTACGTTCCAGACCGAATTGACGCTCATAACGAATGGACAGATTCACTTGAGTTGCAAAAATCTGTTTGGGATTATGTCCGTAGCGGAGACCGCCGAATTCGCCTACAGCACGACAAAGAAGTTGTTGCTGGAGAATGGGTAGAAGTTATGGCGTGGCCGTATGAAGTGGCAGTTCCAATGCAAAAAGCAGACGGAACTTCAGCACAAATTACATTCCCACAAGATACGGTTTTTCTTGGAGTTATCTGGGAGCCATGGGCTTGGGAAATGGTAAAGGCTGGCAAACTTCGTGGTTACTCAGTTGGTGGACGCGCTCAAAGACTAGAAGTTGATTTGCCAGTTAGCAAAGAAGCAATGGCAGTTGACGGTCCAACCGTAGAATCAGTTCACGAAGATACTTTAATGGCACCTAAGCGCCGAAAGAAAAAGAAAGACGAGTCGGAAAAATCCGAATAGGCGACACGCCGAATCCATTGCGATTAGCACAATAGTGGTGTAATCCCATTGTGTTATTTTGAATCAATCAAGACTAGCGGAATGTTGCCCTGTTCAATAACAGGAACGGCACCCGCTCTGTTTACGCATAGGAGTTAGTGTGGCGTTTTCTCGCACTCGCAAAATGGTCAATCTCAACATTGAGGAAACCAGCGGAGTAGATTACCCAGCCCATTTACATGATGGTTGGTTAGTTATGAAAGCGGCAAACCCTTCAGACGTGCAGACAGTTCTTGAATCATCCGTTTCCAAGGAGGACTCCATGTCGGAGAGCATTGAAAGTCGGCTAGATGAAGCGTTAGAACTTCTGACAAAGGCTGAAGAACGTATTGCTGAACTGGAAGATGGCACCGAAGAAGTTGCAGACGAAACTGAAGCCAACAAAAAGAAAAAGAAAATGGCTAAAGAAGAAGATGCAATGGATTCCTCAGAAGAGGAAGAGGACGTAATGAAGTCCATGCCAGAACCAGTACAAAAAGCATTTGAAACCTTGCGTAAGCAAGCAGAAGAAGCACAGGCAAAGGCTGATGAAGCCGAATCTGTACTTCAAACAGAGCGCGAAGCACACGCAGATGCCGAAGCGATTGAAAAGGCTCGTGGTTGGTCACATCTATCACTAGACGCACAAGAAGTAGGCCCAGCCCTTCGCCGTCTAGCACAGATTGACGAAACACTAGCAAAGTCAGTAACAGAAGTTCTTGAGAGTGTAAACGCTCAGGCTGAGTCTGCTGACATTTTTGCCGAGATTGGTCGCACGACTGGTACTTCTGGCAACGCATTTTCCCAGTTGGAATCAATGGCTAAGTCTGCTGTTTCCGAAGGTAAAGCGTCAACTGTTGAGCAAGCACTTGCTGACCTTGCAGTTGCCGAACCATCACTGTACTCACAGTACCTAAACGAGAAGGGTGCCTAACTCATGGCATACGAATTCAGTAACTATAGCGTTAAGGCAACACTCGTTGCGGGTGCAGACCTTTCCGCAAAGCAATACAACTTCGTTAAGTTGAATTCATCTGGACAGGCAATCGCCGTAGCCGCCGCTACCGACCTTCCAATTGGAATTCTTCAGAACGCACCAACATCAGGACAAGAAGCAGAAATTCTTATCTCTGGTGGTTCTAAGTTGGTTCTTGGTGGCACCGTTGCCGCCGCCGCAATTGTTAGCCCATCGTCAACTGGCGCTGGTGTAGCAATCGTTCATGGAACTGACACAACCAAGTACGCCGTAGGTCAAGCCATCACTGGTGGGGCTTCAGGCGAAATCGTAACCGTAGTCGTGAACTGCTCATCCGCAGGTCGCGCGGCTTAACCGAGAAAAGGATAATCACCCATGGCACAGCCACATTTGAATAGCGTCCACGTTGACGCAATTCTGACAAACATCTCGGTAGCATATATGCAAAGAGCCGAAAATTACATTGCAGACAAGGTATTCCCAGTAGTACCTGTTGACAAGAAGAGCAACAAGTTCTTCAAGTACACCAAGAACGATTGGTTCCGTGACGAAGCACAGCGCCGTGCAGATGCAACTGAATCCGCTGGTTCGGGCTACAGCCTAACCACCGATTCATACAATGCTGACGTATGGGCTTTCCACAAGGATGTGGGCGACCAGACACTTGCTAACGCAGATGCTCCGTTGTCACCACTTCGCGAAGCCGCTGAGTTCGTCACCAACCGCCTACTTCTTCGCCGTGAGATTCAGTTCGTTTCTGATTTCGTCACAACTGGCGTATGGGCAAATGACGTAACTGGTGTTGCAGGTACTCCTTCAACTGGAGAAGTTAAGCAATGGTCTGACTTTGCTAACTCTGACCCACTAGAAGACGTAGAAGCAGGTAAGGAAACCATTCTTGGAACTACAGGATACGAGCCAAACACACTTGTTCTTGGCTATCAGGTATTCCGTAAGTTGAAGAATCACCCAGACCTAGTTGACCGCATCAAGTACACATCATCCAACGTAATCACCGAAGAAATGATTGCTCGTATGTTTGGTGTAGACCGCGTGCTTGTCGCTAAGTCAGTAAAGGCAACAAACAAGGAAGGCGCCGCAGACGCAATGGCATTTAATGTCGGCAAGTCTGCTCTTCTTTGCCACGTTGCTCCAACTCCAGGCCTAATGACTCCATCCGCAGGTTACATCTTCTCTTGGAATGGTGTATCTGGCGGTCTTGGACAGACCATTGGTACTTCACAGTTCCGTATGGAAACCATTAAGGCAAGTCGTGTTGAAGCCGAAGTCGCGTTTGACAACAAGGTTGTTGCCGCTGACCTAGGTTACTTCTGGACTAGCATCGTAGCGTAATGCCTACGAAGCAGTATCGTGAGGTACTGCGCCCATTCGAACAGGGTGGGACTCTGCTAAAAGTCGGAGATGCCGTTGAGGTATCAGGCTGGAAGCACACCGATAAGTTAGTAACTATGCGGTATCTGAGTCCCACTCTTTTGAAGGGTGTTGAACCCACAGAAGAGAAAAGCACGCCAAAGGCTCCTGCTAAAAAGAAGGCAGTTGCCAAGGAAGATTCCGAAGCATAAGCAGTGGGGCGACCTTCACGGAGGTCGCCCTTTCTGTTTCTAGAAAGGCTTAAAATGACATTTACCTATTCAGGCAATCCATCTAGTTCTAATTTGGATTTAGTACGTTTCCTTTTACAGGATACGGTTTCAACTGATGAACTTTTAAGCAATGAAGAAATTACTTACTTACTTACCGCTTGGGGAAACCCACACGAAGCGGCGCGAGTTGGAGCAGAAACTATTGCTAGTCAGTTTACTCGCCTTGCAGATTCAACCTCTAAGTCTGTAGCAGATTTATCTATTTCCAAGTCTTACTCAAATAAGGCTAATCAATACCGTGAGTTGGCGCTTTCAATTGCTAACCAGCGTGCTCGTTTGTATCCGTCAGCCCCAGTTGTAAACTTAAATTCACTTAAAGGAACTAGGGAACGCACCTTTGATTCCCGTAAGAGCGATTTCTACGTTGGTATAGACGACAACAGGGGTAGTTAACCATGGCTATTGACCCTGAGTTGGCTGAAATGATGCAGGATAGTGCAACATTTTTTGCTGAAAGTTCCCGTGACGCTTACGGTAAAACATCATTTTCTGGCACATCCCAGACTGTAACTGGACGCCTTTCCTACAAAACTCAAATGATGAAAGACATGAATGGTCGGGATGTTGTTTCAGTTGGAAAGTTTTCCAGTTATGGCGCCGTGTCCCCTTCAGTAACCGTTAAGCACAAAATGGTTGTAGACGGAATAACCGTTCCAATTATTGCCGTTGATAGCATTACTGACGAAACTGACTTAGAGCATCACGTCATTGTTTACTTTGGGGCTTAAATGGCTAAAGCATCAATCAATACTAAAAAGAATTCCAAACTTTCACCAAACATTCAGGTTGAAGGTTTAGCCGAACTTGTAAATGGCTTGGTTCAGGCTGGCAGAGAAACAGATGTCCGTAATTCCTTTGCTTTGGCTCTAGCCGAGGAAGCGTCAGTTGTTTTTGCTCGCTCTCAAATGCTTGTTCCAGTTGATACTGGTCTTTTAAGAAGTTCTGGATACGTTTCTCCAGTTCAAGCCGATGGAAAAACTTCTTATGTTGAAATTTCTTACGGTGGACCTGCTTCGGCTTACGCAATGATTGTCCATGAAGGATTTGCACGTCACGCAGAACCAACCCAACGCAAGTATCTAGAACAACCTCTTTACGAACGCGCTCCAACATTTAGCAGAAACATTGGTATGAGAATGAAAGACATTTTATTAAGGATTCCTCGTGGCTAATACAATTTTAGAAGCAGTTGGCAATTACTTAGTTGCTCAGGGTCAAGGCACTCTTGGAACAAATTTGTTCCTTAGCCGTATGCCAGAAACCCCAGATGCGTGCGTTTGTATCTACGAAGGCGAAGGCGGTTTGCCTGAGTTCACCATGGGAACCACAATCCTAGATAATCCAGCAATTCAGATTATTGTCCGAGGTACACGGGAAGATTACGTCACCGCCAGAGACAAGGCTCAAACCATACGGCTTTTGCTGGCGTCCGTGGCTAACCAGACTTTATCTGGAGTTACGGTTCTTAGAATTGCTCCTATTGGCTCAGTTTTGCCTATGGGTCTTGATAAGAATGACCGTCCAATGATTAGCACAAACTACAGGGCTATTGTTTCAACATGACCCCTAGAGAGTTAGCCTGTATCCAAGCCATAGATGCCTGTATCGCACAGTTGCACGCTATTCGGCTTGCATTAGCAACGACTCTTGCAGAACCAAAAATTGAAGAAAATAACGACACGCCAGAGGTCTGTACTCACTCAAAACTACAAACAGTTGCAACAATGGGTGGAGGAAAGGTGTCATTTTGCCTAGATTGCGAAGTGCAATTTGAGGTGACACAGTGACCGAAGGGAAAGACCCATATGGCAAGAGTGAAAGAACTGATGACCTCCCTAGATGCTGGAGATGCAACAGAATTATCGCCCTCTCAGTTACAAGACCTTGGAGTATTAGATGCTCAAGGTGCAAAGCAGAAAACGGCGCTAAATAACGACCTTGAATCCCTGATTCAACGAGGAACAAGTGGACGAGTTCAATGCCCCGTTTATTTTGTTTTTGAAGAAGTAGATTCCGAAATTCACAAAAAACTAACAACCCTTATAGATGAAACTCCAGTTTCAGCAAGTCAAATTTCTGGATTACTTACAAAGCATGGATTTTCTGTTAGTCACTATGCAATTCAACGCCACAGACGAAGATTTAAAGATGGCGGTTGTAGGTGTCCTAAATGACATTTGACGAAGAAGTAAATCAACTTCTTGAACCCGTAGAAGCGGGCAAAACCCTAGAACCCAATCGCAAGAAAAGCGCAGATTGGTCATCTGGATTCCAATGGAACGGTGATGCTGGAACCGTAACCACCGACCCAATTGCAGGAACCGACCCACCACAATGGAACGCTGTTCTATCTATCTTTGAATTAAACCCTGATGAGTTCGAAATTGTTGAACCAGTGCTTTTCAATGCTTGGCACGGTGGCTCCCCAGAGGGTCCAGTTTTGTATCGCCAGTGGAAAGCCAAGGTAATCCGCAAAGTTCGGCAAAATACCGTTGATGTATCAGAACTTATTGACGAGATTAAAAAGCATAAGCCCGCAAAGAAAGAAATACCCACAGCCGAAGGTTCTTTCTGTGTAGTTCTAGCCGATTGGCAGATTGGTAAAGAAGGAACCACCGCTACAGTTCACCGAATTCTTAAGGCTATTGATGACGTAGAGAATCGCGTCAAAGAGTTACGCAAACTTGGACGACCACTAGGTTCTCTGTATGTTCTATGGACTGGAGATGCCGTTGAAGGCTGTATTGGTCACTACGAAATGCAGGTATTTTCTACTGAGTTGGACAGACGCGAACAAGTAAAAGTCACAAGGAGATTGCTCCGAGATGCTCTTATCCGCTGGTCAAAGATGTTCCCAGAAGTTGTAGTTGTAGCAGTTGGCGGTAATCACGGCGAGAACCGAAGTGCGTCTGGCAAGGCATACACATCATTTGGAGATAACGATGACTTGGCAGTTGTTGAGCAGGTTGCTGAAATCTTGGCTACCAATCCTGAAACCTACGGACACGTCAAGTTCATAATTCCAAAAGACCATTTAACCGTCACAGTTGAAATCGCTGGTTGGATTCTTGGATTGACTCACGGTCACGTTGCCCGTTCAGGCTCCAACGCCGAAGCCAAATTGCACGCTTGGTACAACAAGATGGCTGGCGGAAAACAAAGCATAGGAAACTCGGACATTCTAGTTACTGGTCATTACCATCATCTTCGTCAGGCTGATTGGGGCGGTTGTATGTGGCTCCAAGCGCCGTCCTTGGATTCTGGCTCGGAATGGTGGCTTATCGTTAGCGGTGAGTCCAGTGAAGCGGGAGTTTTGACATTTGCTGTCTATCCTGAACGCCGTGTAGCAGATTTGGAAGTTTTAAAATGATTGACCCACGAGACATAGCCGATACAGCCGTAGAACTGGTCTTTGGAGACCGTAATGACGACTATGGGCACCCATTAGACAACCTAGACAGAGCGGCGCGTATCTGGTCTGTAATCCTTGGAATAGAGGTCACAGCGGAGCAGGTTTGCCTATGTATGGAGGGCATGAAAATAGCCCGTGAAATCCACAAGCCGAAGATGGACAATCCAGTTGACGGCATTGGATATTGGCTTACTTTAGCCATGATTAGGCAGGAAAGATTAGAGCGCGAAATCCTCAAAAATGAGGGTTTATCTAAACCGTAGTTGTGGTACACTTCTTATAGAAGGGAAGGGTGGTCACAGTGGCTAAATCAGCGTTTTGCGTAAAATGTGGAAGTAACGAGGTTTTCTGGTACCAAAATCGGAACCAAAAATGGGTTTTGTGTGAGCAGAAATCTCAAGATTATGAATTCGGAAAAGGTGGCTGGACTGCCCCTCACTATTGCGATGGCAATGGCTTTAGCGTTGAAGAAATGATTCAATCTTACGAATCTTGCATTGAAGCCATCTTTAGCCAACAATTTGAAAACTTTGACTACGGAAAATTGAACGGTCAATTGAAGTCTTTGCGGAGCGCTCTTAAAGAAAACGTCCCAAGTATCCCAGTTGAAGTTTTTAAGGGTCGGAAAGTTCCAGTGGGAACTGTCGGAGAAATCTCATGGGTTGGGATTGACCAGTTTGCAAACGTCAAAGTTGGAATAAAAGACGCTCAGGGCGAAGTTCATTTCACTGCCGTGAGCAACGTGAAATTGGTTGAGTTTGCAGAAAACTAAATAATCATCTAGGGTAAAGGTAATTCCTAAAGGGAATTGCTTATCACTCCCTTCATTGTGATAAAAACGCCGAGTCTCAAAAAGACTCGGCGTTTCCTTTTGGCGTGTCGCGTACTAATCGTATGCTTTGAACAGCGAACGTGACCTCGTGTCCCCAGCCATTTCTCGTGCCCAATGTGGTCTTATGGCAGGGGTTTCGCCTTGCCGTAAGAGAGGACAAGAAGTGGCTAAGTATCGTGTACTTGTTGGCTTGGATTATCCACCTAACAAGCGTGCTGAAGCAGGGGACGAAGTATCCGACCTGCCCAGTTCCTCAATCACATGGCTTTTGGCTGACGGTCTAATTGAAGCAGTTGAAGGAACCAGTAAGTCTTCCAAGAAAACTGTTGTTGCTCCAGAGCCAGAACCAATTGAAGAAACAGTTGAAGAAACTGTCGAAGTTATTGTTGAAGAACCCACAGAAGAGGTGGCTGAATAATGCCAACATTTCGTCATGGTAAAAAAACAGCCGTTCTTTTTGGCGATTACAACCTTTCTTCATACTTAAATGAAGCGTCAATGTCCAGTTCATCCGAAACTTCTGAAACTACAGCATTTGGCGATGACGCAAAAACCTACATTACATCTCTAAAAGATGCCACGGTTTCTTTGAGTGGAATGTTTGAGGGTGAAGTAAATGACACAACTCTAAACGATGCTTTAACAAACACAGATTCTACGCTTGTAACTATTTGCACTACTGGATTAGTTGCTGGAGAGCCTTGTTTCTTTGGAGTAACTCGCTCAAACTCATATGAAATTTCCTCACCAGTTGCAGACGTGGTAACAGTTACCTCAGATTTGCAATTAGATGGCGGAATAAATGCAGGAAAAATCATTGTTGGCGGGGCTTCAATTGCCGCAGGTGCAACAGTTAACTCAACATCTAATGACAATTCTGCAAGTAGCAATAATGGATTAGTAGCAAATCTGCACGTTACTGCAAATACTGGAAATGGTTCAACAACTATAAAGTTGCAACATTCTTCAGATAACAGCACTTTTGCAGATTTAATTACTTTTACAGTTGCTTCTGGCGGAAATAACACGTCAGAACAAAAATCCGTATCAGGAACAATCAATCGTTACTTGCGTGGGAACGCAGTTGACGATGGTTCTTCTGGTGCAATCACCTACTCACTGGCAATCTCACGGAGGTAACACCACTATGCCAACATTTCGTCACGGTAAATCCGCCCGCTTTGAATTAGACAACGCGGCTGGCTCACTTGTAAATCTTTCTGATGTAATTGAAGACATTTCGTTTTCACAATCATTAGAAACTGCTGAAACCACAACTATGGGTTCCAGCGCAAAGTCCTACATCACTGGTCTATCCGATGCAACCATTTCTATTTCTGGCAAATTTGACGCAACTATTGATGCTCAGATTAACGCTGTTCAAGCCGCTTTGTCTGCTGGAACTGTAAGCAGTTCCTCTTGGACTTACCGCGCTAACAGCGGTGCCATTGCCTCAGGAAACCCTGAGTATCAGGGTGAAGCACTCATCACATCTTACGAAGTATCCGCTTCTGTTGGTGACGTTGTAACCTTCTCACTTGAGTTGCAGGTTACTGGCGCCATCACACGCGATGTTACTGCGTAATAAATAACTAAATAAAAAACGTGGCTTTAGTGCCCCTAACCTCAAGGAGAAAAAGTGTCCATCCGTGACCAAATCTTAGCAACAGACGATATTCCAAAGAAAATCGTAGAAGTCCCTGAATGGGGAATGTCTATCGAAGTTCGCGGAATGACTGGTGCTGACCGTACAGCAATTCTGGAAAGTGCAGTTAATCCGACTACTGGAGCAGTTGATTTAAAAATCATGTATCCAGATATCGTAATTGCTTCTGCACATGACCCAGAAACGGGTGAGAAAATTTTCTCTCCTTCAGACCGAGATTTACTAATGGCTAAATCTGCCACTGCTTTAGACCGTTTGGCTGAAGCAGGTATGCAGGTCGGAGGTTTGTCAAAGGAAGCAAGCGATGATGCAGGAAAGCGATTTCCTGACTCATCCGACTCGTAGATTCGTCTTTGACTTAGCCGAAAAATTGGGTAGGACGGTGGGGGAACTGTTATACGGTTCCCCCAACCATCGTCCCATTACAGCCTATGAGTTGATGGAATGGGAATCCTTACACAATTTAAGGGCTGAAGAGGAACGTAGAGCCAATAAACGGAAAGGTTAGAAAGTGGCAGACGCAATCGTAACGGATGTACTAGCCCGTATTTCCGCTGACGCTTCTAACTTTGTTCGTAACATGAACCAAGCGGCTCAAACCGCAGATAATTTTGGTGGTTCGTTAAGAAACGCTGGCAATGCAATAAATGGTACTAACCAGCAAATTCAAGGTTTGGCTGGGGGCGCCAGCCTTGCCCACAAAACAATGATGGGTCTTGGTACTGTAACCGCAATTGCTGGTGGCGCCATGATTGCTTTTGGCGTTAAATCATTTTATGCCGCGGCGCAAGTCAACGAAATGGACGTTGCAATGCGGGCAGTTGGAAATTCAACTGGTCTTGGCTATACCGCAATGCGTCAAGCCACTATTGCAGTTCGTGACAACGGTATTGAAATGGCTTCCGCGCAACAAATGGTTTTGTTGTATGCCAAGGCTCAGTTAAATTTGGCTGACGCATCCAAGGTTGCTCGTGTTGCTCAGGATTTAGCGGTTTTGTCTGGTGCAAACTCTACTGAAACCGCAATGCGCTTGACTTACGCAATTATGAATCAAGACACCTTGATGTTGCGTCACTTAGGTATTACCAAGACCGCATCACAAGCCTTTGAAGAATACGCTCGTGCAAACAATACAAGTGCTAAAGCCCTAACTGAGTTCGAAAAGAAACAAGCAATTACTAACATGGTTGTTGCTGAGGGCGGTAAAGTTTTTGGAGTTTACGAAGCGGCTATGAAAGAACCAGCCAAGGTTCTGCGTTCGTTCCCACGTTTGTTTAATGAAATGCAAGTTTCAGTTGGTCAAGGATTAACAAAAGCATTTGGGCCGTTAATTCTTAGCACCTATAATGCCGTTAAAGCATTTACAGCATTAGTTAATGAAGGTGGTGCGCTTACTCCAATAGTTGACGCTATTGGTAGGGCATTTGTTTATGCAACTGCCCCTATTACTGCTGTTATGGAAGCAATTGGAAAATTTCTTACCAAGATGCAAGTTTTAAGCAAGGGGGCAGAAAGAGTCAAAGAACACGTTTATGGTGTTGCTGGCTCAGCAGAAATGCTAGAAGCAAAAACTAAAGCGCTTTCAGAAACTTTTGCTAAATTCCTTCCACTTATTGCCGCAGTTGGAACTGCTTTAAGTCTTAAAGTTGGTAAAGAACTTACCGCTGGAATACCAATTTTAGGACGTTTTGTTAGCGCATTTCACCCTCTTGTAGGAGCCCTTCTTGCATTTGTATTAACGTCTCCAGCAATACAAAATGCGTTAGGTAATTTAATTAGTGCTTTTTCCCCACTTATAGATTTATTTAAGGGTTCAGCAGATACTATTGGTGGAGCATTTACTGGAGCAATAAACATAGTTGCTGGAGCAATAAATGTTTTGGCAAGTGGAGTTCGAACTGTTACCGAATTTATTGCCCGTAATGCCGAAACTGTAAAAATCTTAGTTGGAGTTTTACTTGGTGCTTATGCCGCTTACAGATTAATTACTGGAGCGATGGTTGTTTACAATACTATTTTGCGTATTGTGCAAACGGCTCAGTTGCAATATCACCTATTAATGATGGGTACTACTACCAGTGTAGGTAAATTAACAAAAGCAATGGGACTATTAAAAGCCGCTTTCTTAGCAAATCCAGTTGGAGCCATAATTGCTGGTATTGCTATTTTAGTTGCCGCGTTTGTATTGGCTTGGAAGCGCTCAGAAACTTTTAGAGATGTAATGACTGAAGTATTTAACACAGTTGCTAAATATGCTGGAATTTACATTGCTTATCTTTTAAGAACACTTGCCAAAATTATTGGTGCTTTTGGAAGTTTAATGGAACAAGGAAATGTTTTTAGAAGCATTTTTGTTGGTTACATAAACACAGTTGCCAAGGCTTATGGGTGGGCAATTTCTACAATTCTTGGTGCTTTTGCAAATTTCATTGGCGGAATAAGCAGACTTCTTGAATCTAATGAAGGTTTAAGAAAAGGATTAATTACAATTATTAATGGGTTTGCCAATGCTTATAGATTTGTATTTGGAGATATGCTTGGAGTTCTTGCCGATTTTATTTTAAAACTTGCAGACTTCTTAGGTTCAAATGAAAGATTCCGAAAAGGTTTTGTTGTCATTTTTAATGGCGTAGCAAAAGCACTTGGTTATGTTGTTGGATTTTTATTAGATTCTTTAGCGTTTTTCCTTACTGGGCTTGCAAACGTAATTGGAAAAGTAAGTGGTTTTGGAAAGGGAATGGTTTCTCTATTTAACGCCATAGGAACTGGTGTAACTAAAGCACTTGGAAATCTTTGGGATAAAGTAAAGGGATTCTTTAATAAACTAACAACTCCAGTTAAAGCAATACTAAATGCTCTTGGATTTGATAAAATTGCTAAAGGAATTGAAACTGTCGCTGGCAGTTTAGGTTCTTTCACTAAGGGAGTTTTTAATTTTGCTGATAAGTCTGAAGCCGCATTAAGAAGCATGGCTAAAACTTTGGGAACTGCCGCAGACAACGCAAGAAAATTTACTGCAAAAGATTTTGGTTCAGCCATTTACGACAGTACAGTTGCCGCTTTAACCAAAACTGGAACTGCATTAAAAAAGTTTTCCGATAATGTTAAAAAGAGCAATCCGTATAAAGATGTTGGTACGGGTATGGTTTCCAGTATAATTTCTGGATTTGCTAAGGCTGAAACAGTAATTCAGGGCTGGGCTAACAAAATAAAAACATTTAGCGAAAAAGATTTTGGTGGTGCCATTGCTGACTATATTGTTAGAGCCGCTCAAACCGCTTCTGATTGGTTAAACAGCGCCGCAGATAAAGTCTTGGAATTTACTGGCGAAGATTTTGTTGGAAATGTAGCCGAAGCAGTTGGAAACTTTACCGATTTAATTGGTGGAATGTTTGACGACCTAACCAATGCTGGCGAAACAATTGAAACTATATTCGACAATGTTGGCGATGGTCTTGATGATGTTGCCGATGGCGTAGATGACGCGGCTCAAAGAGCGGCTGACCGACTTAAAAGAATTACAGATGCGGCTAAGTCTGCATTGGCTGAAATTCAAAAACAGGCTCAAGAAGTATTATCTTTTTCAGACACAGTTAAAAAAGCAATTACAGATTTTGGCGGTATTTCAAGTTTGGCTCCTGAGCAAGGAGTTCCAGTTACCGCAAACATGATTATTGACAATATGCGTCAGCGTCTTGCCAAGATTACTAAATTTGGTAATGACTTGCGTGCTCTTGCTGGAATGGGTCTTAATAACGCATCGCTTCAGGAACTTATTCAAGCAGGTCCTATTGCTGGTGGCACAATGGCGGCGGCGTTGCTTAAAGAAGGTCAATCAGCCGTTACTCAGGTTAATACTTTCCAAAGCGGTATTGACCTTGCAGGTTCAGCGGTTGGTGACATCGCCGCTCGTTCTCAATTTGGTATGGGAACGGTTGAAGCCCAAGGCGTAGTAAATACAAGAATTGAAGTTAAAGAAGGCGCAGTTCAAATTGTATTTGGAGAAGGAATTGATTCCGAAACTAAGACAGACATAAGAGAAACGGTAAATGACGCTATTAAGGAAGCAATGGCTGAATTAGCACGCGAAATAGCAAATTCGAGGACTGCATAATGGCTGTAACAACTATTCGTCCAGATGCCGATGGTACTGGAGTTGCAAACTTTTTAAAAGTTGGCGCGGCGGCAACTAAAGTTGCTGGTCTTGCTGACGATGTAAATACCACTGGAATTAAAAAAGATGGTTCGTTAACTGGAACTCAAAAATGTTCTTTTTTGTTTCCAAATACAGTAACTCTTTCTGCTACTGAAAAAGTAAGGCAAGTTCGCCTACGAGTAAAAGTTAAAACACCAGATAACACAGGAAAGTTTGATGCTCAGTTAGGTATTTTGCTTTCAGGAACTTCAAGTTATACAACCCCTATTGCAGTACGAGGACAATTTACAACTGAAACTCTTTTTACTGGGGCTTGGTATTCCAGTGCTCCTGATGGACAAGAGTGGACACAATCTAGATTAGATGGCTTACGCGCTCAATTTAGTGAGTACAGAGAAGATACATTTCAAGCGACTTTAAATGAAGTTTACATAGACATTGATGTTGCAAGCCAACCAACTGTCAATGTAACTTCGCCAACTTCTGCTACTGATTTAAGCACCGCTACAATTACGATTGCTTCTCCAGCAGTTATTACTAATAATGCACATGGATTAACTCTTGGAACACCCGTATTCTTTACAACAACAGGTGCACTACCAACTGGTTTAATACAAAACAATGTTTATTATGTAACAAATCCAGCCACAAACACTTTTAATCTTTCAACTACTTATGCAAATGCAGTTGCAGGAACAAAAATAAATACAACTGGTACTCAATCTGGTACCCATACCCTGTTTTCAATGTCAGTTGTTTCAGCAACTTCATCTCCTACACTCGAATGGACTTACACAGACAGCGATGGAGACCAACAAGACTATTATCAAATTAAAATTTTTAGTTTTGCTCAATACACAACAGTTGGTTTTAACCCAGTTTCATCTGTTCCAGTTTATGACTCTGGAGAAATTGCTTCAAATGATTTAAGCACTGGTGTTACTGATGGAACTTTGTTAGAAGACGGAGTTTATCGTGTTTACATTCGCGCTGGTAAAGTTATTGCTGGAAACATTCTTTACTCAGATTGGGATTATAGTCAATACGTTCAAGACGTTGCTCCGCCAACAGTACCAACTTTAACCGCTACTTATGATTCAAATTCTAATTATGTAACCCTTAATGCAACTGGCGCGAGTATTTCTGGTCTAGGTTTTGATTCTCAGTATTTCAAAATTATGCGCTCTGATGACGGAGCAACTAATTGGGTTAATGTAAGAGGAGCGATAAATGTTGTCCCAGATGGCTCTTTTATAGTAAGCGTTATTGACCACGAAGCCCCAAGAGGTCAAAGTGTTTTATACAGAGTTCATTCTGTTGGTGTTGATGGCGAAAATCTTTCTGTTTCAAACTGGTCGTCTAGCGTGTCTGTAAATGTTACTAATGACAAAACTTGGTGGTTTAAAGCAGTTAACGACTCTGATTTAAACATCGGTGGAGTAAAAGTTGCTAATGGAACACAAGAAGGTTTTGTGGAATCAGTTGCAATTTTTAGACCTTTGGGAAGAACCACTCCAGTAGTTGTTGCTGGTTATGTTTATGGAAATGATGGTCAATATACAATTACGGCTATAAGTGATTCTGAGTTCAACAGTCTTGTTCCAATACTACGCTACCAAGGAAAATTGCTAGTTCAAGACCCATACGGAACACAAAAATACGTCCGTTTATTAAGTCGCTCTTGGCAAGCAGGTGGAACTTCTGGAAGGCGTTTACGAAGAATTTCAGTTGATTATGTTGAAATTGAGGCGTTTTAAATGTATCCAGTAACCCCTGAATTTTTAAAAGCCATAAGATACACTCATAATTCTACCGTGCGTGTTGAGGTTCGTTCTGCTGGAAGAACAGTATTAATTCTTTACCCTAATAACGGTTCTGTAAACGTAGATTCAAGAAATCTTGCTCGAAGAACAATGAATTTAACTCTTTCGGATGATTCAACAAGAAGCACTTTAGTGAGAGTTCCTATCTTTAACACTTACTCTGATGTTGCTACGGACTATGTTGATTATGATTCTGTCTTAGATTTTGCTTCTGCTTATCCAGTAATTAAATTTATTTCAAGATTTGATGTTGATTTACCTCCCGCAGAATTTGTTCCAGAAACGGGTTTTTCCCCATTAAGTCCATTCGGTAACGAAATTTACATTTGGCGAGGTATCGAATACTCAGATGGTTCTGTAGAAGATGTTCCACTTGGAGTTTTTATTATTACCAATGTAGAAGTTACAGACAATGACCAAGGTGTAACAATAAGCGTAAATGGAGTTGACCGCGCTTTAAAAGTTGCTAGAAACAGATGGACTGCCCCGTATGTTGCCGAAGAAGGAAATTTAGTAGACATACTTACTGATGTTCTCGTAGATAGATTTACAGACATAGAAATAGATTTTCCAGAAATAGATTTACAAATTAATCAAGTTGTTTTTCAAACTGGTTCTGACCCTTGGGCTGGAGCAGTATCAGTTGCAGAAAAATCTGGATACGATTTGTTTTTTGACGCGGAAGGAGTGTGTAAATTAGAGCCTTTCCCTGACCCATCTACTGCTACCGCTTCGACTTTTTACATAGAAAACGAAGAAGCAATGCTTCTTGGCATAAATAGAAGAATTACTACTGAGTACACTTACAATGGAGTAATTTTAACTGCCGAAGGAACAGCAATGCTTGAACCTTATCGAGCCGAAGTTTGGGATGATGACGTCAACTCTCCTACTTACCGATACGGTCCATTTGGCGAAGTTCCAATTTTTTTAACTTCCACTCTTTTAACAAGTATTGAAGTTGCTCAATCTACTGCTCAAAAATTGTTAGGACGTTACACAGGAGCGGCTGAAGAGATTTCTTGGGCGCAGGTAGTAAATCCAGCCCATGATGTTTATGACATTGTTCAAATTCAAAATTCTGGAGCCAGAGTAAACGTGGTTTTAATTATTGATTCCATGACAATTCCCTTATCTCCAACGGATTCCATGTCAGCAAAAGCACGCGCAGTTCGTTTCTTAGCGGCAAACGTAGGGCTTAACTAGGTAAAATTATGAGATTCGCAAAAGGAGATTTGTAAATGGCAACAACAACAAGCGGGTTTAGATACCCCGTTTCTGCTGATGACCCAGACATCCCACGCGACATACGCCAGTTAGCGGAAGACATTGATAATTATTTAAACGCTACTGGCAGTGGTGCTTTTAATGGAGTTTTACCCGTTATTGACATTAACGGCAACTCAAGTACCGCAACTAAGTTAGCAACCTCTCGAACGATTTCTCTTGGCGGAAGTCTTTCAGGTACAGCATCTTTTGACGGTTCTGCAAACATTACTATTTCCGCAACAGTTGACCCTGTAGCGGGAACCATGCCAGTTGGTGCAATGACTCAGTATTTAGGAACAACCGCTCCAACTGGTTGGCTTTTGTGTGATGGCGCGAATGTTTCTCGTTCTACTTACGGTGGTCTTTTTACTGTTTTAGGCACTAGGTATGGCGCTGGTGATGGTGCCACTACATTTGCTTTGCCTGATTTGCGTTCTCGTTTTGCTAGAGGTTCTGCAAGCACAGCAAGTTTGTCGGGAACTGCTGGCGGTTCTGCTACTCACCAACACACTAATACTGGTTTATCTACTGGTTCTGCTGGTGGGCATAATCACGAAGTTGACGTTCCTTCTTTTGATATAACTGGCGGTAGTCACGGGCACACTATTACTGACCACACACATACAGGTCCTTCTCATACGCACCCTTTAACTGCCCACGACCACGCAGGTCCTTCTCATACACACCCTTTAACTGCCCACGACCACACAGGTCCAAGCCATACTCACACAATGGCTCACGACCACACATTCAACCCAGTAACCACTACTTCGGACTCTGATTCACACAGCCACACAGATACTACTGGAACTCCGTCATATAGTGGAACCGCGGCGTTTGGAAGTACATCTGTAATTCCTGGGGTCCAACACACTCACTCGGTAAGCACTAGTTCAGATAGTCACAATCACGATACCAACATTGGTGAAGGTGATACAGGTGCGTCAAGTGCCGCTAACACTGGTTCAAGTGGTACTGCCGTAACTGGTAGCGGTGCATTTGACGGCGCTTCTCCCGCTGGTGGTTCAGACAATACTCCTTTTGACATTACCGAAGCAAGTGGAACTGGTTCAACTGGAAACGGTTTATTTGATGGCGCTTCTCCCGCTGGTGGTTTGGACAATACCGCTTTTGACATTACCGAAGCGGGCGGAACTGGAAATACTGGACTTGGTGGCAATGATGCAAACACAAACACTAGCCATACACACACAGTTAATCCTGCGGCGTTTAATACCTCTGGCGGAGAAGGTGCACACACTCACGGTCAAGGAACAAGTGATTCAGTTTCTAACATCCCGCCTTACATTGACGTAAATTACATAGTTAAGATTTAAGTTATGGCTAGAACAAGCCCGCAACCAAACAGACGCCCTTCCGTTAGCGGAAATTTTGATTTATTAAAAAGGGCACTCGCCACCGAAGGCAATTCAGTTCGTTTTCGCCAAGGTAAAATTATTGCTTATAGTTCTGGCACAAATACCATTGATGTTCAAATTGGTGGCGCTCTTGATTCTTTTGGAAATCCAGTTGTAACTCAGGGCATTAAACTATTTGGAAATTTTAGCCCTGACATTGACCAAGCGGTTTGGTTAGTTACTGACGGTCTTGACATTTTTGCTGTTGGTCAATTGGCTCCTTATGGAGGAGCAGTTGGAGCCACAGGAGCGGCGGGCAGTTCTGTTCTTAACGGAACAGGGGCGCCAACTTTAGGAATTGGCTCAGTCGGAGATTTTTATATTGATACTGCTACTTATCAAATTTACGGTCCTCGAACTTCTCTTTCTTGGGGTAGCCCAACCTCTTTAATTGGTGCCACGGGTGCTACTGGTGCTACTGGAGCCACAGGTGCCACAGGCGCTACAGGAGCCACAGGAACAGCGGCGACTATCGCAGTTGGAACAGTAACCACTGGTTCAGCGGGTACTTCCGCAACTATCACAAATTCTGGCACGTCCAGTTCAGCAATTTTTGATTTTGCAATTCCTCGCGGTGACACAGGTGCCACTGGAGCCACAGGTGCTACAGGAGCAACGGGTAACGCGGCGACTATCGCAGTTGGCACGGTTACTACTGGTAGCGCTGGAAGTTCGG